CTCTACCTGGGCATGGGCAAGGGGCTGCCGCTGAGCGACCCCTCGCAGCAGGGCCTGGCGGTCCAGGGCACCATCTGGCAGGCCTTCGGCAACTGGGTTGGCCTGGAGATGACCCTCGACCTGATCATCAGGACGGACGGCGGGGGCACGGCCGCCGCCGCCGGGGGTACGGCCGACGACCCGGTCAACATCTCGCTCAACTGGCAGAAGGGCCAGAACATGGGCGACGCGGTCACCCTGGCGCTGTCCACGGCCTACCCGGACCTCACGGTCCAGACCTCGGTGAGCCCCAACCTGGCGCTGCCGCCGACCGCGACCGCGCCCCTGACCGGCGTGTACCAGAAGGTCCAGCAGTTCTCCAAGTGGTGCCTAGACTTCTCCAAGTCGATACTGCCTGCGCCCTACAACGGGGTGCAGGTGGTGCTGAACGGCGACACCTTCTACGTCACCGACGGCACCCAGACGAGCGCGCCGGCCCCGGGTCAGACGACACAGTCGAGCCCGAAGGCGATACGGTTCTCCGACATGATCGGGCAGCCGACCTGGGTGGACTACGACACGGTGCAGGTCCAGTGTGTTATGAGGGCCGACGTCTCGGTCGGCGACTACATCCAGTTTCCACAGGCTCTCACCACCCACACGCGGGCGGAGAACGCCCAGCAGGCCCAGGACAGCTCGGCGTTCCAAGGCACCTTCCAGATACAGAAGGTGAGGTTCGTGGGCGACAGCCGGGCGGCCGACGCCACCGGGTGGGTCACGGTCATAGACGCCTACGGGTCTGCAGCCCCGCTCCCGGGCCTGCTGGGCCTCGACGTCCAGGGGTAGCCCCATGAGGCAGGCGGGACAGGGCGGCTCGGGGGCCCTCAAGCTCCAGCTCACCGAGAGCCTGAGCAACCTCGCGGACAGCCGGGCGTCTGACACCGCCTGGATGGGCGGCAAGAGCTACCCGGCCTCGGTCGTCGAGGTGGTCTCGTCCGGAATCGTCACGGTCAAGTTTGAGCTGGACACCACCCCCTTCACCCCCCAGCAGATCACCATCCCCATCGGCTACTGGGAATACGTGCGCTACCCCGTCCAGGTCGGTAACCTCGGCATGGTCATCAGCGCCGACGCCCTGCTGGGCGGGGTCACCGGCCAGGGCTCGGGCACGGCCTCGATAAGCCAGCCACCCCCCAACCTCGGGGCCTGCGTCTTCCTCGCCCTGGGCAACACCAACTGGGTGGACCCGATAGACCCCGACAGCACCGAGCTGTACGGGGTCAACCAGGGCGGGGTCATAGCGCGCTCGGCGGCGAGCACCAACGTGCTGACGATCAGCGAGACGACGGTGACCCTCGACCTCGGCACCGACATGACGATCAACACCAACGGCAACGACCTGTACGTCAGCGGCGGTGGCGACGTCATCATCAACGGCATCAGCTTCCTGGACCACTACCACCCCGACGTCGCGTCGGGCAGTGACGACACGGGTCCGCCAGAGTCGTAGGAGAGGACATGACAGCCTACCCCATCGGGGCCGCGATCCCGGTCGACAGCTTCCCGATCACCCCGGCCGACGATACCATCTTCAGCCCCATCGCCGTGGCCATCCGCTGCGAGGGCGAGGGGACGCTGATCTTCGTGACGGCGGCCCAGGAGACGGGGGTGGCTGGCGTGCTGCCACCGACGCAAACCTACAACGTCGCGGCCGGCGAGACCGTCACGCTGCAGATCACCCGGGTGGCTGCGGCCTCGACGGCGACTGGCCTCCACGGCCAGACCATGAGCATGGTGCCCGCCTGATGCCCGGCCTCGGCCTGGGGTTCGGCCTCGGCCTCTCGGGCGGCAAGATACTCGCGCCGCCCCCGCCGAGCGAGCCAGACGAGCGCGTCACCACAGACGGCGCAACCCGCGTCACCACAGACGGCGCAACCCGCGTCACCACGGATGAGACATGACCACTGAGACCGTCCGCCAGATCACCCGCACCTTCAGCGGGGCGCTCGCCGGCACAGAGTCGTGGGAGGGGCAGGACGACACCGGGTCTTTCCAGGGGCCGGTGAGCCTGCTGGCCGACCTCGTCACCGCCAACGTGGGCGACACCAACCTCTTCTACGTCAACGGCTCGGGTGTGCTGACGCCGCTTGCCCTCGGCTCTGGGCTGAGCATCGTGGATGATGCGCTGACGGCGAGCGGCAGCAGCGGGCCATATTCGACCACGACGATTTCTAACACGACAACGGCCTCAGTAACGATTGACATTCCGTCAGGTTTCAAGAATGCTGAGCTCGTCGTATCGCTCGCCTCGAACGGAACAGATTCCCACGAGGACAGGGTGTACATCTCTGTGAACGGAGACGTTACACAGAGCGACTACGCATCCTTCCCGTACTACTGGTACACCGGCTCGGCCGATGGCTCGGGCTTTCAATCTGGTGCGCCCCCATGGACTGCGGGCCTTGGCTACATGCTCATCAGCATCGCGAGCGCAGATGGTGGGAACGTCATCCCTACGGCAGGGCGAATCTTCATCGACAACTATGGACAGTCATCGTTTGGCGTGAATGTCCATGGGAAGTCTTGGATGTCGACCAACTTCAACTCAAGGATATGGGAGGCGTGGATAAACTACTCGCCGCCCTCGCTTGAGGTCGTCTCCTCGGTGACCCTGTCGGTCGCCGACAACAGCGGCAACCCTCTGATGTACCAAGAGGGTGGCGTCATCCAGCTCTACATGTCGTAGGTGCACCCATGAACGCCCTAGAAGCCCTCGGCACGGCCATCTTCCTCATGGCTCTCGTCTGTGCCACCTACGGAGCCGGGTAGCACATGATGCGCGCCTGGGGCCGCATACCAGGCCCCGACCCCACGCAGCCCTACTCGCCCGAGAACCCCCGCTTCTTGTGGGTCCCGGCGGTGACTGATGACACCGGCGACAACTCGGCTGTGTGGCTCACAAACCTGGTCCAGGTGCTGAGGCTCAACTACGGCGAGAGCCCCTTCTACGGCAACTGGGGCATCCCGGCGCACCAGAGCGTCGTGAGCCAGGTCGCCCCAGACGCCTTCGTCCAGCTAACCGCCCAGAGGTTCGCCCCCTACTTCGCCGCCCTCAGGGTGGCCCGCCTAGCCGGAGCGCCCGAGCCGACATATGCGATCAACGTCACCCTGTACTCGGGCCGCAGCCTCTACCTTGAGGCCAACGCCCCCGTCGTGCCGACGTAGGGGCAGCGCTTGACCACTCCCACCATCTCGCTCAACGTCACCATCGGCACCACAGGTGCGGTGCCGACGCCGCCGGCCGTCATCTGGCAGAGCCTCGTCACCTACCTGAGCTCCGGGTTCCCTCAGTTCACGCTCTCCCCGCCGGTGTACACCCTGCTGAGCGTCGCCACCGCCCCGGGCTACACGGTGCTGCCTGGGCTGCTGATCGAGGACATCCTGTCCACCGACATCGGGGCGGTCACGCTGTGTGACAGCGCCGTCGTCGAGCTGATCAACTCGCTCTCGCCGATGAGCGCCAACCCGTGGCTGCTGTACCAGCTCGGGCAGCTGTATGGTGTGCCGGTCGGCACCCAGAGCAACACCAGCGTCTTCGTCATCTTCTCGGGCCCGGTCGGGTACTTCATCCCCCCGGGCATGACGGTGACCGACGGCACCTACCAGTACGTGGTCCAGGACGGTGGTGACATCGGCTCGGGCGGTTCGACAGCCCCCCTGTACGCGGTGGCAACGGTCCAGGGCATCTGGACGCCGCAGCCGAACCAGGTCACCCGCATCGTGACCTCGATACCGGCCCCGTACACCAACGAGATCACGGTCAACAACCCGCTGAGCGGCACGCCGAGCCCGGGGCCCCAGACGACGGAGGCCTACCAGGCCCAGGTGATCAACGCCGGCCTCGCGACGGCCCAGGGCGCGCAGGCCTTCCTCAAGGCCCAACTCTGGGCGGTCCCCGGGGTCACCCAGCGCGCCGTCTCGGTGCGCCAGGTCTCGGCCGGTTGGGAGGTGATCGTCGGCGGGGGCGACCCCTACCAGGTAGCTGGGGCGATCTATCAGGGCTGCTCTGACATCTCGATACTTCAGCCCTCGGTCATAGGTATCTCGGGCGTCACTAACGCCAACCCCGGCGTGGTGACCACCGACCTGTATCATGGGTTCACGACCGGGCAGACTGGCATCAACATCACCGGCGTCACCGGCATGACGGGGGTCAACGGCGGCCCGTACACGGTCACCGTGATCAGCCCCACCCAGTTCTCGTTCGGGGTCAACACGACGTCGAGCGGGGCGTACACCGGCGGTGGCTCAGTCACCCCCAACCCTCGCAACCAGTCCATCACGGTCATCGACCCTCCAGACACCTACGAGGTGCTGTTCGTGGTGCCGCCGACCTCGACGGTCCAGGTCCAGGTGGGCTGGGCAACCGACAGCCCCAATGTGGTCTCCTCCACGGCTGTGCAGAACCTCGGCGGCCCGGCTGTCGCCGCCTACATCAACGCCATCGTGGTCGGCCAGCCGATCAACCTCATCCAGGCCCAGCAGGCCTTCTCTGCTGCCGTCGCCTCGGCGCTGCCGACGCAGTACCTGAGCCAGGTGGAGTTCACAATCACCATCGACGGTGTCGAGGTCGCGCCCGAGGGCGGCACTCAGCTGGTCTACGGCGACCCCGAGAGCCTGCTGTTCTGCGCCGCCAACGGCGTCACCGTCACCGAGCTTTAGGAGGCCGCGCTTGGCTGGCTACACCAACCCAGACTACTTCTGGACCGAGGGCTTCGGCACCTCGGGTGCCATTGGTGCCTCGGGCTCAGGCCTGTTTGACAACCTGCTCAACGGCAACTGGACGGCGGCTGGCTTCGGGGGTGGCAGCAACGCAATTGTGGCTCCCCTCGCCGGGGCCGGCTCTGGTGCGCTCTCCATCTATGGCACGACGCTGAGCAAGGTGCTCCCCGGGAGCTACTCCACCATCATGGGGACGCTCTACCTGAACCTGCCGAGCGGCTCGGGCGGCCTGATGGGCTTCCTCTATGGCGGTGACCTCCAGCTCTACCTCGGCTTCTCTGGCGGCCACTTCTATGTCGACAACGGCTCGACGGTGTGGGCCAGCGACGACGTCTACTCCTTCGGGACCACCAACGCAATTGGCTACAAGATTGTCTTCAACTCAAGCACCGGGGCCTTCTCGTTCTCGTTCAACGGCGTCGAGGACGCTGCGCTGACCCAGACTGGGGTCAACACGTCGCCCCAGGCAGGAAACCTGTGCGGGGAATTCTCTGTCGGCCAGATTGCTGGCTCGACGACCGCGCCCGTCTTCGACCACATGGTCCAGGCCTGCTACCTGCCAAGCACAACTACGACCGACACCCCGCTGCCCGGCCGCGTCGTCATCGACCAGTTCCCGTCTGGCGACGTCTCCAAGCAGTTCGTTCCCATGCAGATCGCTGGCTTCCCCGCGCCCATCAACAACTCCCTGGCCGCGCAGGGTGGCAACATACTGTACCTGCGGCAGGTCGTCGCTCCGTGCCCGGGCACCATCTCGGATGTCTATGTGGACATGACCACGGCCTCGGGTGCCGACGTCGTGCCGTGCATCTACTCCGACAACGGCAGCAATGCGCCGGCCACTCTGCTGGAGTACGGACCGGCCTTCAGCACCCTCAACCCGGCCATCAACGCGGTGCCGCTGACCTCGGGCCTGATGGTGACGGCCGGCACGAAGTACTGGATCGGCTTCCTGGCCTCCGCCTCCTGGCAGCCAGCCACCAACATCGATACGACCGTGGGCACCTCTGGTGAGGCGTCGGTCAGCTACTCGTCGACCCCGCCGTCCTCTGCCCCGACGATGACCTTCGGGTCGCCTGACTTCGCCTTCTGGGCCCCCATCGTCAGCTCTGGGGACAACTACCAGCAGCTGGACAGCAACCCGGCCGACGGCACCTATGCCTTCAACCAGAGCGCCACGGTAGGCCACGCAGACAGCCTTTCCTTCCCGCCGCTGCCGAGCTGGGCGACGGAAGTTGACGCCGTGGTGTTGGGCTGCTCGGCAGGCATCGACACCTCCGGCGTCCGCACCTTCAACATCACCACGACCTCGGGTGAGACGACGTCGACCGGCTCTGACGACGGCTTCGCGGCCGGCGGCAACGTCAACACCACCTACTACTCGACCTTCCTGGTTGACCCCAACACGAGCGCCGCCTGGACCACCAGCGGCCTCAATGCAGCCGACCACGGCTACGACATCGCGAGCTAGCCCGTGGCAGGGCCCAACCTTGACGTTGGAGGCCTGAGCCGCGCCGCCGTTGTTGGCGAGACGGGCGACCTCGACGTAGCAGGGCTGTCCAGGGCAGCCGTCATCGGGGGTGAGGGAACCCTCGACGTCTCTGGCCTGTCTCGTGCCTCCGTTGCTGGGGCCCCCGGCACACTCGACGTCTCTGGCCTGTTCCGTTCGGTCGTCGTGCTCGCGCCCACCTTCGTCGGGCAGGGGGCCATCCAGGGCACCGCCACCGTCTCGGGTGTCTCCGAGGCCCCGTCTGGGCTCTCGGTGGGCACCATCCAGGGCACCGCCGCCGTCGCCGGGGCGAGCCTGGCCACGCTGGCCTACGAGGTCGTCTTCCCGCCTCCCGGCCCGACGACGATCACCAAGACCATACCGAGCTACCTGTACGAGGAGTACGCCTGGGACGAGGCCCTGCTGGCCATGGTCTCGGCGTACAACGCCTACACGCAGGCCTACGTCGACTACCTCAACGACCTGAACCTGCCGGTGTACACGCAGCCCAACATCTCGGGGCTGCTGCTGGACTGGGTGGGCTCCAACCTGTATGGGTTCCCCCGGCCGGCGCTGCCGTTCGTGGGCACCGCCTCGACCGGGCCGTTCAACACCGCGCCGTTCAACACACTACCGTTCAACGGCGCGACCATCGGCACCGCCTCTGGGCTGCGCCCGACGACCGACGACATCTACAAGCGGTGCCTCACCTGGCAGTTCTTCAAGGGGGATGGCTTCCAGTTCTCGGTGCCGTGGCTCAAGCGCCGGGTCGAGCGCTTCCTGCTGGGGGTCAACGGGGCCCCGCTGCTGATCGAGAGCACCCCCGACGTCTCGGTCACCTTCACCGCCCCGCGTGAGGCCACGATCACGGTTCCAGCCTCCAACCCGGTCTCGATCATACTGGAGATCGGCGTGGACGCGGGCATACTGAACCTGCCGTTCTCCATCGACTGGGGCGTCACCGTCTCCTAGCCCAGGAAGGGTCTTATGGCCGCCAACGAGTTCCTCTTCGCCGACAATGCGACTACCACGCTGGGCTCGGCGCTCTCGGGCTCAGCCAACACCGTCCAGGTGGCCACCGGCACGGGTGACCTCTTCCCTGACCCCGGGGCTGGCCAGCAGTTCGCCATCACGCTGTACTCGCCGACGGCAGGCATCATCGTCAATGAGATTTGCTACTGCACCGGCCGCTCGGGCGACACCCTCACGGTCGTGAGGGGACAGGAGGGCTCGGCCGCCGTGCCGTGGCCGGTCGGCACCATCGTGGCGAACCTGTGGACCTCGGGGCAGGCCGCCTACATGGTTCAGGAGCCCTACGTCCAGCAGCAGCCGGGCAACTACGCGGTGGACACCGGCACCGCAAACGCGGTCTCCATCTCGCTCACCCCCGCTCCGGCGGCCTGGAGCAACCTCGTTGGGGCTCCGCTGCGCATCGCGAAGGCCTCAGTAGCGAATGCCGGTGGCGGCATGACGCTGGCCATCGCCGGCCTCAGCGGCACGGTGCCCATCGTCAACCCCGGTGGCTCTGCGCCCATCTCTGGCCAGCTGCCGGGCAGCTCAGTCTTCTCAGGCGTCTACGACGGCACCAGCTTCGAGATTCAGAGCGGCGGGGCCGGCGGCGCGAGTGGCCCGGCCGGCGGCGACCTGACCGGCACGTACCCCAACCCGCTGATTGCCCTGGGCGTCATCGTCGCCAACATGTTCGCCAACGCCCCGGCGGGCACCGTCTTCGGCAACCCGACCGGGTCGAGCGCCCAGCCCGGCTTCTACAACCCCGACATGTTCGGGTGGGTAATCACGGGCTCTGAGAGCTTCGCCTACCCTGGCTCTGGCTCGGCCCTGGGCACCATCGGGTGCTCCATCGGCGTCCAGATGCCGGTGGGCCTCATCGTCAACATGTGCACCATCCAGCTCCAGGACCAGGGCAACGGCGTCTACTCGCCCAACGCCCACTGGGGCTTCGAGATACCCTTCGTCCACGGTGGCTTCGTGCTCGGCTTCAACGCGGCGGTCGCGGCCGGCCAGACCGGCGGTTTCCCTGGCCGGGCCACGGCCCTCGTCGCGGCCCCGACCGGGGCGCTGCCGACCACCTACGTCGACCTGGCTGCCCAGAACTCAGACGCCACCGACACCATGGAGATATTCATGATGGTCGCGGTGGGCTTCTAGAGAAGAGCCGGTGCTAGTGCGCTTCCCGGATCCAGCGCGGGGCACTATCCCGTCAACAACACAACGAGGCGGTCCCGTGAATGTTGTTCTTGCACTTGCTGTTCAACTTGCTGCCGGAGTCTGGTTCGCTCAAGCTGGATGCCCAGCCGTACTCCGTCATCCTCCTCGTGGCCTCGATCACCGGGCTGTCGGGATGGTTCGCCGCGCGGCATACCGCGCGTGCGCCGCTTCAGCAGGCGGTCAACGATGCCTTGCGACTGCTGATGGAGGAGATGCAGAGCCAGCTTGCGCGCGCTTCTGCCCACGCCTCAGAGCTAGAGCGGACGGTCAAGGACCGCGAGGCTGAGGTGGTGAGGCTGCGCGGCGAGGCCCGCCAGATGCAGCAGATCAACCACTCCTACGTGCGGCTCCTTTTGAGGAACGGCATAGACGTCGACCTGGACACCCTACTGAAGCAGGAAACTGACCATGAGTGACGAGAGCGCCCCAGAGGCCCCCGTGGTGCCGGCCGCCCCGGCTGTACCGCCGGTCTCCGTCGCCCCGGTGACCCTCACAGACGCCGAGCTGTGGGCCACGGCGGTCGCCGACGAGGGGGCCAACCAGCCGCCCGAGGGGCAGGCCGCCGTGGTGCCGGCCGCCCCGGCTGTACCGCCGGTCTCCGTCGCCCCGGTGACCCTCACAGACGCCGAGCTGTGGGCCACGGCGGTCGCCGACGAGGGGGCCAACCAGCCGCCCGAGGGGCAGGCCGCCGTCGCGGCCGTGATACTCAACCGCATGAGGCTCCACTACCAGAGTGACGGTTCCATGGCGGGCACCGTGCTCCACAAGTGGGCCTTCTCCGGCTTCTGGGACGACTGGGTGTCCGGCCGGTACGTCGAGGTCGCCTTCGACGCCGACGCGGCGATGGCGCGCGCCGTCGCGCTGCAGGCTCAGTTCCAGGCCGAGGACGGGGTGTGGGAGCGCGCCGTCCAGGCCACGCTCGACGCGAGCGCCTGGGCCGCCGGGCGGCCGATGAGCTTCGAGCCCGGGCCGGCGTGGCGCGGCGACGCCGGGGTCGGCACCGGGTTCGGCCCCACCACCGTGCTGTACTATGCCCCGAGCGGGGTGCCTGCCGCTCCGGTGTGGGCCGTCCGCGCCAAGCTGGCCTGCACGCTGTGGGCCCACGTCTTCTACAACCAGTAGGGCCAACCGGCCCGCGTCACGAGGGTGCCGCTGTGATCAAGAAGTTCTTCGCGTGGCTCTGGGCCACGTTCCTCAACATCGTCACCTCGGGCTTCTTCCGAAGCTGGGTGGCCGCCAACGCCCGCATCATCGTGGCCACAATCGTGCCGATCCTCATCCACCTCAAGGTGGTGCCCCCGAGCCAGGCCGCCTGGGCGACCTCGGCCGGGCTGCTGGTGATCGCGTGGCTGCTCCAGAACCTGGACCCGGTCGCCGTCAAGGGAAAGATGGCCGAGATCGCCGACAACCCCACCGGGCCCCTTGCCCAGGCCGCCTCCAGGCCTATAATCCCCCAGCCCAGCAGCCGGCCCCTGGGCTGAGCCCGGCTGCTACCAAGCCCAGCCCCGTCCCACAGGAGGACACCGTGCCGCTCCAACAAGAACTCGCTGACGACTGGGCCGCCATCAAGGCCAAGCTCGCCGGCTTCCTGGACTCGCTGCCCCCGGGCACCGAGACGGGCATCGCCAACGAGGCCATCACCGACGGCGAGAAGCTGGTCCAGAAGGCCACTGACGCCGTCGTTGACACGGCTGCGCCGACCATCGCGCCCGAGCTGGTGCCAGAGTGGAACGCCTTCCTCGACGCCAAGGCGGCCGAGGTGCAGGCGGCGGCCTACGCCACCATCTCCAAGTACACCGCCGCCAAGATCAGCGTGCCCGCTTGAGGGCGGCGCTCGCCGCCGGGGCATGCGCCCTGGCGCTGGCGGGGTGCGCGAGCATGACTGGCTCGGACCCCGCCCAGACCCTCTACGCCACAGAGGCGGCGTTGACGGGCGCCATCCAGGTGGCGACGACCTACGCCGGCCTGCCGGCGTGCTCCACCGGGGCTTCGCTGTGTTCGAACCCGGCGGTCGTCTCCAAGATGATCACCGACGCCCAGGCGGCATCCTCTGCGGTGCTCACCGCGCAGGGCGTCGTCACGGCCAAGGGGACCGCCGCGCAGATCGCGGCGGCCGTAGCAGCGGCCAAGGCCGCCGTGTCAGCCCTCCAGGCCGACACGTCAACCGTGAAGGTGAAGTGACTTGAGCCCCTCAGCCCTCCAGTTCGTCCTCGCGGCGCTCCAGCTGATCCCCTCGATCCTCGGTGACGTGGCCTCCGTCAAGGCCCTCATCGCCGAGGTCCAGGCCGTCATCTCGGGCGGAACCGACCCGACCGCCGCCCAGTGGGCCGCGCTCAACACCCAGATGGCGGGGGCCCTCGCGGCGCTCCAGGCCGCTGGCGCTGGAGCGGGAGGCGAGCCCGCCTAGCCTGACGCCTACATCGCCGCTCGGCAAGAAGGCCCGGAGGGGAAGCCCTCCGGGCCTTTTTCGTCCCCGGCGCCATACAGACCTACAGCTGCGTGGCAGCGGGCCAGCCCTACGGTGCCTCCTCCTGCGCGGTGGGGCTCAGAAGGGGAACTGCTCGACGGCTGGGGCCGTGACCTCCTTCTTCTGGGCCAGGGCAACCTCGGCCGCCCGCCCGCGCAGCAGCTGGATCACGAAGTTGATCAGGAAGTCTTGGAATGGGCGTGTCTCGTCCTCGAAGTCGTGGGTCAGGTGGAGGTGCTCCTCCAGTATGGTGCCCGCCAGGTAGTCGGGTCCGTTGACGAGGGCGATGCGGCTCAGGTAGATGGTGCCCCTGACGGCGAGCCCGGTGACCCCGCGCCCGAGGCTCTCGGTGACGACGACCGGGGCCGTGACGTCGACCCCCACCGACCGCAGGAAGCCCAGGGTGTCGGCGAGCATGGCCTTCTCCTGGGCGGTCAGCTGCGCCGCCTTGACGCGGGCCGCCCGGTGGAGGTGTGACTCGGCCGCGACGACGGCCCAGACCGCGACGTTGGCCCGGCCCCGGCGCTCGGTCAGGTCCATGATGATGTCTGCCCAGGCATCGGTCACAGAGGCGGGGGTGTAGTTGTTCTTGGCCTCCAGGTTCTCGTTGCGACCGACCAGTGCGGCCTCTAGTATCCCAGCGTCTTCGCACTGGGACAGGGTGTTCATTATCCAGCTGTCAGCATAGTAGACCCACTTCAAGGTGCGGTCCTCGGTCAGCTCCATCTTGGTCAAGATGTTGTAGGTGAACACCCCTGGGTTCTGCAGGTTGTGAATCTTAACGCCCCGGTAGAACACTGCGGTGGGGCTCCTCCCGGGCGGGTGTATCTCCGTCATGGAGGTCGCGAACAGCGGGGTGCTCTGGAGGAAAATCTCGTCACGGCGCGTAGCGGCGTCAGCGAACTCGGTGCCCCTGACGGTGATGACTGTGTGGCCCTCGGCCGGCTCCGGCCGCCCCCAGTGCATCGAACCGCCCTCGTCGAGCATGTTGGAGTAGAGCTCCCGGAAGACCATCCACGGCTCCCAGGTCTGGCCCAGAAGGGTCGTGAAGCCGAGCCGCCACGGGTCGCCACCGTCGACCGCCATGCACACAAAGGAGAACTCCTTCCCCCGCACCAGGTCGACCTGGACGGAGAAGTCGGCGCGCTCTAGGCCACGCCAGATGGTCACCTGTTGGCCGGTGCGCAGCAGCGAGGCGATGGCGTACTTGAGCCCGGTGCCGAAGAACCCGATGGGGTTCTCGACCTCCTTGACCGAGATGCCCATGGTGGTGATGGCCTCCCAGGGTACGAGGCCACGGTTCACGAAGCTGACGACGTCGGGCATTGCGTTGGTTCCTTCTGTTAAGTGGGTTCGTCGACGTATCTGGCGCGGGCCCTTCGTATACCCTCAGCGATCTTCCGGCCGCGCTCGGCTCGCTTCTCAGGGGTGAGGCTGTTCCAGTCTCTTCGCTTGGAGTTGGCCGAGCGCGCCCGGCTCTCCTGAGACCTCTCGTAGGAAGGCTTCCCGGGCTGGCCGTACAGGCCGCTCAGAGACGCCGCCTTGGACTCTTCTGAGCGACCCTTCCAGCTGGCGCTCTTGGAGAGAATCTGCCTGATGGTCGGGTGGCGCTCGAACTTGTCCTTGGTGTTCTGCTGTATCGTTCCGAGGTACAGGTGGTCGTGGTTGATGCACCAGTCGTTGTCGCAGGTGTGGAGCACGAACTGGTCCCCGCCCCGGGGCGGGGCGCGCGGAATGGGGTGTTTGTTGAGGTAGAACGACAGCCGACTCGCGCGCCAGCGCTCGCCTTCGTAGGTGAGGTCGAACTTCTCGAAGTTGAGCGCCGGCGGCTCGGCAACGCGCTCCCCTCGCGGCAGCATCTTGAAGCAGGCGACGCAGCCAGAAGGGAGGGCCTCAAAGGGCCTAGGGAAGGTCAACAAAGACCAGCTCCCTCTGCGCCCTCGTGAACATCACGTAGATGAGATTCTGCTCCTGAGACTGCTGCCAGGCCTGCTTGGCAGCCCGGCTCGGGGCGTACCTGTTGTTGCCCCACAGCACCACCCGGGGCCACTCGCGACCCTTTGAGCGGTGCGCCGTGGCCAGCACCGTCACGCCCGTCGCGCCGTCGGCAAAGAGTTCGTTGATGTAGGCGACGATGTCGCTCACCTGAGTCTTGTTGGCTGAAACACAGGCCTGGGCAATGGTGCGCAGGGTCTCACAGCGGTCCTCGACCTCCTGAGCCTTGGCCTCGCTCCCCTTCGCTAGCGCCTTCTGCATCTCGCGGTCCTGGTATGCCTCCAGGCGGCCCAGGAAGGCGTCGATGGTCTTGACCTTCCACCGCTGGGCCAGGTTGATGAGGCCGTCGCCTATGGCCCGACCTTCGACCTTGCAAGGCTTCCCCTGGCGGATCAGGCGGAAGGCCAGCTCGATGAGGGGCGCGGTGTTGCGGCACAGCACGGCGTCGGTCGGGCCGAGGCCGGCGACGAGGGCGTCAATTGCCTCCTTCCCGCTCACGCTGGACACCTCTCCCTCCGGCGCGCTCGGGGCTGCCTCGATGTCCGGCACGATGGTCTGGGCCAGGGCCACCACGGCCTTGGGGCAGCGCCACGTGACGTTCAGCGGGTAGACCGCGCAGCCCATCTCGCGCACCAGGTTGTCGAGCGCGGCGGCGTCGGCTCCTGAGAAGCCGTAGATCGCCTGGCGGTCGTCGCCGACGACGTGGAGCCGGCCGCCGGGCTTGAGGAACTTGCGGGCGAGCGCCTGGCGCACGCGGGAGGCGTCCTGCGCCTCGTCGAGGAAGATGTGGTCCTTGCCGAAGCGGACGCGCATGTTCTTGATCAGCGGGAACAGGATCATGTCGTCGAAGTCGATGATGTCGGTCTGGGCCAGCGAGGCGCGGTAGACCGCCTGGGCCGCCTCCACCACCGCGTCGGCCTCGCTCGTGTCGTCGAGCCCGTTGACGTCGAAGTGATCGGCGAGGTCGTGCCAGACCTGGACGTTGCCGATGGGGCTGTCCGGGAAGAAGCCGACGCCGGCCTGCTTGGCGTAGCCCACCAGCGAGATGATCTGCGTGGAGTACTGGGCCGAGATGTCATCGTTGCGCTGGTCCACCAGCTTGCGCACCTTCTTGTCGTCGATGGTAGGCTTGAAGGCGAACCGCAGCAGGCCGAAGCCCAGCGAGTGCATCGTGGACGCCTGGACCTGGCGCCAGTCGGTCAGGCCCATCACCTTGAGCTTCTCACCGACCTCGTCGGCGATGGCCTTGTTGTAGGCGGCGACGACGATCTCCGCGCGGGGCGTGGCCTTCAGAATGGCCTGGACGCCCAGCAGGATTGTCGAGGTCTTGCCGCAGCCGGCGCGGGCGATGAGGGCGGTGTGGTTCGAGGTCGTCAGGAGCGCCTCGACGTAGGTGGCCTGCTGGGCTGTCGGGGTCATTCTCGGGTTCTCCTTATGATGTGAGCACAGCTCGCGCCCACCCCCTAGCTAGTGGCTCTCAGTGGGTAAGTCAAGCGCTGTTTTGGCCTGAAGCCACCCGCTCGCGCCGAACCCACCGCTCTGGGTCTATCGAGCCGGCCTGGCACGCGGCGTGGAACGCCCGCCTGATCAGCTCCGGATGCGCCCCGGGCGGCTCGCGCAGCTCCCACAGGTAGGTCTCGCCGTCTGGGCCCTCGGCCTCGGCGTGGACGTGCGGAGCCCCGGCCGGGTCGTACTTGAGGCCGACGCGGCGGACCGGGATGCGGTCAGCCATCACCACCTCCGCCGCCCATCATGTCAATCACGTCCTCCAGCGCCTCGCGGTCGGCAACCTCCTGCGCCAGCCGGGCCTCCCACTTCGCCTCGTCGCGCAGGCGGCCGACGGCGTCCTTGATCAGGTTGCGGATGGTGCGGGGGTCGAGGGCGTCGAGTTCCCAGCTCTCGGTGTGGTCCCGGCCGGCCGCGTCCATCATCGCCTTGTAGTCCTCGATTCGGCTGTCGGTCGTCTTGGCGTAGTTCGGCGGCGGGTCGTAGCGGTCAATCTGGTCTAGGTTCAGCGCCAGCCTCTGGACGTACACCGGCACCCCGGCGAACAGCGCCAGCCGCTCGCGGTTGTCGCGCGTCATGTCGAGGCCGGACGGGTCGTGGTCGCCCAGGTGGAACACGATGGGGCGCTGCCCCCGGTGCACCCGGGTCGCGAAGCGCTGGCCGGCCTCCCACTGCATGCTTTGTGAGTTGTAGCCCTTGCACGCGTAGAAGTCCACGCGCAGCTCGTTGCAGATCGAGCCGATGACGCCCTCCAGCGCCTGCTTCTCCACCCACACCTCGGGCCGCCACTCCTGGTCGCTCCACAGGTCCAGGCGGAAGTTGCGGGCCGCCTGGGCGACCGCCTCGCCTGGGCCCGAGACGTGGTTGAGGCCCATCAGGTTGCGGCCCCGGTCCTCGATGGCCGTCCAGCTGATGAGGCCCGCGAGCCGGCCATCAGAGATGGCCCCCTGGATGCTCTTGTACGTCTTGTCGCTGTTGGGCAGCCAGCCCCGGCTCACGAACTGGTAGTGCATCTGGCGCACCGTTAGCGAGAAGCCCTGGGGCTCGTACTCGGCGATCACCTCGTTGATCTTGCCGATGAGGTCGAGCGTGGACTGCCGGAACCGGCGCTCGACGTAGGCGCGGTATGTGCCGTGGTCGGCCATCACAGCACCCCCGCCACCTTGGTCGACCCGGCCTGCTGGTCGAGGCCGATCTCCTCGCCGCGCGCATACCCGGCGCGGTAGGCACCCCAGTCGCGCTCCTTCTCCGAGCTGCCGCCCCGGAAAGAGCGGGCCGACCGCTTGCGGGCCTCCTTCTCGCGCTCGGCCTCCTTCTTGCGGGCCTCCTCGGGGTGGGCGGCGGCCCACGCGGTGTACTCGGCCTCGGCCGCCGCGTCTGCGGCTGCGCGGGCGGCGGCCTCGGCGGCTCGCTTCGCGCTCCACCCCTCGCCGTACAGCGCGTCGAAGTTGGCGTCCCGCTCGCTCTGGCGCAGCGTGAACAGCGTCACCCCGGTCTCGGTGGACGCCCCCTTCATGCCGGCTTCCTGGGCCCGGCGGCGGGCCTCCTCAGCCGCCTTCGCCTCCTCCTTGATCTGGGCCTGCCGGCGGTCCCAGAGCTTCTCGCCGATGCGGGCTGCGATGCCCTCGCGGTACGAGGTGGCCCAGCGGGAGAACAGCTGGTAGCTGAGCTGCTGCTTGTCGCAGTAGCCGATGTTGCCGGTGATGCGGGCCTCCAGCCGCTCGCGGGTGAGGCGCTCGATGGCCCCCGACAGGTACATCATCATCGCCCGGGTCGCGGCCACGTTGACCTGGCGGCCGACGAGCCGGTGCTGGCGAACGCGCTTCTTGCCGTTGCGGCGGAGGGCGTCGAGGCGCCAGGGCACGGCTCTCTGGCCCAGGCTGGTTAGTGAGCCGTCCTCCTTGACGTAGCGGTCGTGCCGCGCGGGGTCCTCAGCCTTCAGGCCGGCCAGCCAGTTGGCAATGCCCAGCTCGTACTCGCGCTCGGCCTTAGCCGTCTTCCACACGCGGGTGTGCTGGTTCCAGTAGAGGCAGAAGTTGAGGTCTGCCACCCGGTGCCACAGGTCGCGCTCGTAGTCGTAGAAGCCGCCGAGCAGCTTCTCCTCGCCGCGCCGGCCCCCGTCGCCGCCCTCGCGCTCGACCACGCCGAGGTCCAGGTTGTACGCCGCCAGCAGCTCCATGGCCCGGGCGGTCGCCGAGGCGCTCTCGGCCTCGTTGGGGTTGTTGCCGGCGAGCCGCATGAGCTTCTCTACCTTGGCGATGATGGAGCGCTGCTCCTCGGTGAGGGTGGTGGCGGTGAGGGTCATCAGTACATGTTCCTTCTGATTGAGGCCGCGCAGGCCAGGGCGACGAGGGCGAGCACGCCCAGCAGCACGACGGCGCTGGCCGCGAGGGGCGAGCCCCCTAGCCAGCACCCGGTGGCGACACCTGCCACCACGGCAGCGAGTCGCGCCCAGGCCCAGTGGCGGGGGGTCATTGGGCGAGTGCCTTCTTGAATGCTTCGATGGCCTGGTCGTCGCTCATCGCGGCGGGCACCAGCATCGTCAGCCGGGTGACGCCGTCGCGGCTCACCTGGGCGAGGATGTTAGCCCGGCGGAGCCAGCACTTCGCGCGCCGTGCGACCTCCACCCCGTGGGTGAGGGCCGAGACGGTGCGGCAGGCGAAGGTGGTGTTCCAGGCGGTGAGCTTCGGCTCGTAGAGGGCTGCGGCTTCGGGGGTCATCTGGCGTGGTCTCCTTATGCTGTGGTGGGTGGCGCTAGAGCGCCACCCAGGTTGCTTCACCAGCGGTCCCGGCGCGGTGCGTGGCCTTCCAGGCCAGCAGCCGGCCCCGCTGCCACCTGAGGTAGTCGTCGAGGCGGTTCAGGCTGGCATCGAGCTTGCCCAGGTGCGTCTGCTGGGCGCGCTCGTAGGTGTTCCAGCTGTTGCGGCGGAAGGCCTGGGCGTTCGCGTCGCGAACCGCCTCGAAGGTTTCAGGGGTGATGAAGGCGCTGTGAGTCCGGCGGTCGCGCCGTGGCAACCAGTAGTCTTCCCACTGGACAACCACCTGGGCCTTGCTCGCGGCGACCTTGGCCCGGTGCTCGGCGACCTTGTCGCGCTGAGCGTGGGCCTGGTCGTAGTCCTTCTGGAGGTCGTCGCAGGTGACCTCAAACGGCAGCTTGCGGGCCCCGTAGCAGCTCGCCGTCTGGACGCCCTCGTAGGGGCGCTGGTAGCCGTGGTGGGCGATCACGCCGGCCTCGGCGAAGATGCGGCGGCCGCAGATTTGGCAGGTCATCGCCTTGGCGTCGGCGGCGGCCTTCTCAGCTGCGATCACGGCGGGGTCGCGCCGGACCGGGGCCGGGCGACGATGGCGAACAAAGCCGTGGGTGAAGGTCATCTGCTCGGGTCTCCTTATGATCAGGCACAGCTCGCGCCCAACTCCACTCTTAGTGGTGGCCGGTTGGTAAGTCAAGCGTTCTTTTGTTCATCTTGCGTGCCGGATCGGCGGGTGCGTCGCGTGCCACAGCTCTGGTGGCCCAACGCTGAGACCCTGGGCAAGCATCTGGGCGAGCTTGACGAGGTCGTCTTCGGTCGTGCCGTCAGGAGCTGCGTACTCCATCTCGATGTCCTCACAGTAAGGGGGTCCCTCAACCTTCACAAACAGGCGCGGGAGCCGGGGCTTTATGTACGAGCTTGTGGGCTCGTACATCTTCAAGTAGACATCTTTTGCGCGCATCAGAATGGTGCTCCTTCATTGGCCCTCGCCGGCCGGTCGTCCTCCCCCGGCCAGTCGAACCGCCCGTACAGCCGTTCCCAGCTCGCCCGGCACGCGGCGAGGTCCGGCAGGTCGTAAAAGTACACGCGCTCCCGCACCACCTCGATGCGGCCGTCAGGCCCCGTCTTCTCGACGTCGGTGAGCCGCTGCACTGACCTGGGCCACCCCTCGCCCATCACCCGGCTCAGGAAGCGGCCCAGGGCGGTCGGTGCCGCCCGGCGGAATGACCTCAGCTGCTCGCAGTGGCGCACGTAGTCGCCCTGTAGGCGCTCCTTGGTGACGCTCGTCAGCCACTCACGCGAGGCGGCCGTGATGCGGCCGTCCATCAGACGCTCAAGCCACCAGCTCTCCTCCGGCCCGAGGGAGTACAGCTTCTGGTCGCGCAGCGCCTCAGTCTGTGGCACGGCCCGCACCTCGTACCCCGATAGGTCTCGGGTCATCAGGAAGTGGAGCAGGCTCTCGGCCCCGCCGTTGGACATCGCCCGGGCGATCTTCCCGAAGTAGGTGGCGTTCTGCTTCTGGGCCTCGCCGACGTCGACCACGAAGAAGCGGCGCTCGTCGGCCCCGGCCGGCACCACCCACTCCTTGTTGGAGGCCATCATCAGGTGGATGTAGTTGGGGCCCACCTCGGCGTCCACCCCCTTGCCCTCGACCACGAGGGTGTCCTCGGTGATCATCGTCTTGAGCACGCTCTCGTGCTGCTTGTCGCCGGCGAAGAAGGCCTCGTCAGCGAACAGCAGCACGCAGTCCCTCAGGTGGGCGTTGAACTGCCCGACGAGGTGGCGGGCCGAGTTGATGTGGAGGAAGTGGCGGCCGAAGAGCCGGCCGAAGCCCTGAACCGCCGTGCCCTTGCCGGCCCCCATACCGCCCCGCAGCACAATCGAAATCTCGCCGGCCTCGGCCGGGTTCTGCACCACCCGCGCCATCCAGCTCAGCAGGTACTCGTAGTGGTCGTCCCGGCCGCCGCAGATGTTGGAGTGCAGGTGCTCCAGGTAGGGCTCGTGGTGCTGGCCGGGCACGGCCTCGCACGCGAACCCGCGCCACAGGTTGTACGCGCCGTCCACCTCGGTGCCGGGGGCGAACACGAGGCTCTCGAACTGCCGCCTCAGCGGGTGGGCTAGCCACCAGGTGCCGGCGCTCTTGAAGATGGGCTTGCCCTTGGCGTCAGACCCAACCTGGACGAAGTGGTTCAGGTAGCGGTTGCGGAAGTCCTCGAAGCTCTGCTTGGACAGCCGCGACCGCCTCATCACCGGGTCGCTCACCTCAGAAATGATGCGGCACTTGCCGCCGAGGTCGGCGATGACCGCGTGGCGCTCGTTGAGCTTGCGCAGCCAGGGCTCCTCGACCTCTTCCCGCGCCCGGGCGATCTGGCGGGCCGCGTACTCGACCGAGCGCCTCTGGGCTAAGCAGTGGGCCGAGATGCCGAACTCGCGGTCGAGCAGCACCGAGGCGATGGTGTCGTCTGTGCACCCGGCCCGCACGAGCGAGCACGAGATGGCCCAGGTGGCCTCCGACCGTGAGGCGTACTTGGTTATGTCGTCGGGATCGTACCCGTGCTGGATCAGCGCCCGCATGCGGGGGGTGACCCCCTCGGGCAGCTCCTCCAAGGTAACGGGCTTGAGGTTGCCACTCAGCTTGACGGTGCCGACCGGGGCCGAGCCGCCCTCCTGGGCGGCGACGCGCGGGGCCGGCATGAACGTGTGGAGCGGGTAGACGGTGTCCTCGGCCCAGATGACCGCGGCAAGGGCCGGCTCGCGACCGGCCGCCGCCTTCTTGGCGTCGGGCACGTTGACGGTGCCGGGCAGCCGCATGATGCGGTCGATGTTCCAGCAGTGGTCACCGCCTAGCACCAGCTCCAGCTGCTGGTTGTACGCCTCGGCCTCGGCCCAGCGCACCTCTGACCCGCCTATGTAGAGGGCGTCATCCAGCCTCCAGAAGGCCTGGTAGCCCCCGCCTGAGTCTATGACCGCGCTCGGGCGCGGCTCGAACGCCTCCAGACGCTCCAGTATCGCCGCCCGCGCCGGCCCGAGGGGCTGTCCCTTGGGCGGGTCCACGTCGACATGGAGGAACGCCAGCGCCTCGACATCCTCCTTGGAGGCCTTCTTGCGCAGCGGGGCCCGCGCCGGGTTGACCATGAAGTACACGTTCCAACCCTTGCCACACTTCGTCTCGCGCGACTGGACCTGCGACACCCAGGCCGCAGCGTCCTCCGTGGACGTGAATGTGCGGGTCTCGGTGTCCCGCGTCTCTGGGCTGATGGCCGTGAGGTTCCACGGCCCCTCGGGGGCCGCCCAGAGCAGGAAGGCAACAGAGGCTGCGGTGTCGGTCTGGGGCACCCCCGGCGGTCCCCCTCAGGTGTTGAAGTAGTCCAGCAGCTTGGCCGCGTCGGTGTCGCTGCGGCCCTTCTCTGCCGCTGTGACGCGCTCTACGCTCCAGCGCTCGCCGCTCGCATTTGCTATGGAGCAGGCCGCCGCCTCACGGCGCGTCAGGCACCGCAGCCGCGTCAGCAGGGCCTGGTCGGCGAGCGAGAGCCGCCCGAAGCGCCCTCGCAGCCACGCGAGCAGCCGCTCGTGGTCGGCGGCGGTCGGCGGCCACACGGTGTGCCAGCAGGCCAGGTCGAGCCACTCCTCCCGCAGGAGCGGGGCTCCGACGGTTGCGGCGTCGAACCCCGAGACGAGGAAGACCTCCTCTCCGATGCCCACCAGCACCCAGCTCAGGCCCCCGGCCCGCCACCGGCGCACCAGCACGGCCGCCTGGCCAAACTCGTAGTCGACGTGGGCCGCCTGCCGGCGCTTGCCCCAGTCCTCGACGTACTTCAGCTCAATGAGGCCGTGGGAGTAGTCGACGTCAGGGAAGCTGTTGCCCAGCACGTTCTCCACCCTGATGGGGTCCAGGCTCAGCAGCCTCGGCCTGACGCGCTCCCAGAAGGCCGCCTCGCGCCGCTCCATCACCGCGCCGCCTGTGGGCCGGGTTCCTGGTCCTGGTACTTGCCGCTGTATGCCTCGCCAGGGTTGAGCACCTCGTGGAACACCACCTGGGCGATGCCGAGGCCGTGCTCCAGGCGGATGACGTGGCGCGAGTGGTTCGTCAGCTCCAGGGTCAGGTAGCCGCGCCAGCCCGGCTCGATGACTGTGTTCTGGACGCACAGGCCCTGGCGCGCCCAGCTCGACTTGTCGTGGACGATGCCTATGACATCGGCCGGCATGTTGAAGCACTCGACGGTCGACGCGAGCAGGAATGAGCCCGGCGAGATGAACAGGTGGCGTGTGCCGCCGTCCTGAGCGTCAGGGTGCGACGTCAGGTCCAGCTGGAGGTCGTACCCGGCCGGCCCGAGGCCGTGGCTCACCCGGCGGCCCTCGGTGTGCTCGACCTCGCAGCGGGGCTGGCAGGGCCACAGGAGGGCCCGGCTGCTGATCTCCCAGGCCCCGAGTATCATGCGCGCATCGCCGCGTGGCGGCGCTCCGGCTTCGGCGCGAGGCCGAGCGCCTGCGCGGTGCGCAGCGAGATTCGGGTGGCCTCGTACAGCGTCTTGTTCGGCAGCCGGCGCTGCGCGAGGAAGACGAGGGCGGCTGTGTGGGCCGCCATCGCATCAGCCATGGCCTGGCGCTCCTCCATCGTGATGGGGTTGTGTTCTTCGCCAATCCAGCTCTGGCGGTAGACGATGCGTTCGCCCGGTTCAGCCCCGTTGGCCCAGCTCTTGACGGAGGTCATGAGTGCCACCTTAGCGGGCCCGCGCGGCGCAGCGCTAGTGGGTGCTTCTGATGCATCAAGCGATCTTCCCCCAGCTCGGGCCCACCTCGACGTCGACCCGCACCGGCACCCGGAGCGGGAAGCACTCAACCATCTCCCGGGCGTAGCGCTCGCCCTCGGGCCGGCCCCCGGCCAGGCTCAGGTCCAGCTCGTCGTGGACCTGGAGCTGCAGGGGCACGCCGGCCTCGTGCAGCACGGCGGTCGCTGTCTTCATCTGGTCGGCAGCTGTGCCCTGGATGAGGCGGTTGAACGCCTTCCAGGTCCAGTCGTAGTTGCCCCACTGGTCGGTCGGGAAGTGGAGTTGGCGGCCCCCGCCGGTGACGATGAAGCCGCGCTCCTTGGCCACCCGCTCGACCGCCGCTGAAATCTTCCGCACGTACGGCACGCGGGCATCCACGAGGTCGAGCAGCGCCTGCCCCTCTGGGCCCGCGACCTCGCGCTTGCGGCCGTGGTGGTCCTCGATGATCTGCGTGGGGTAGCCCAGGTCGCGGCACAGCTTGGGGCCGCCCTCGCCGTAGCAGATGCCGAGGAAGATGTTCTTGCACGGATCGCGCAGCAGCTTGAGGGCCTTCTTGTCCAGGCCGAAGACGTACTCGCCGTGCACCATGGCGGTGAAGTTGGTGTGGTAGTCCAGGCTCGGGTCGCGCCACTTGGCCTCCATGGCCGCCACGGCGCTCTCGTAGCCCCGCTCGCCTATGAGGTCCGGGCCGGCCGCGACCGCGAAGTGGATGGCGAGGCCCGGCTCCTGCTGGGAGTAGTCGAGCGAGCCCCACTCGCACCCGTGGTCCGGCACGTACACGGAGCGCCACATCGGGCCGATCTCCGGGTCTCGCGCCGGCTGCTGCTGGAGGTTTGGGTCGCAGCAGCTCAGGCGGCCATAGCGCCCACCGACGGTCTTGTCCTCCTCGTCTGAGGTGACGACCTGGTTGAACGTGCAGTGAACGCGGCCCCGCACCTCGTGCTCGCGCACCGAGGCGACGAAGGTGGTGCGCAGCTGGCTCATCTTGCGGGCCCGGCGCACGGCCTCGGCGACCGGGTGCTTGAGGGCGTCGAGCCACTGCTTGGTGATGGACGGCTTGCCGGTCGCGGTCTTCGGCGGGATCAGCCCGGCCGGCCTTATGGCCGCTGCTACCACGTCGGCCTTCATGGCGTCACCGACCTTCACGGCTACGCCGGTCTCGCGCTGCAGCGTGGCCCAGGCCTTGCTCTCCTCGGCCAGTGAGTACCGCTCGACCTTGGACAGCGCGTCGTGGTCGATGGCGACGCCCCGGCGGCGCATGGCGATGAGGGCCGGGGTGACCCGCTTCTCCAGGGCCCAGATGGGGCCCAGGCCGCGCTCCTCGATGATGGCCTCCTGCCGCTCAAGTATGCGGAGCGGGAGGGCCGCATCCTCCTCAGCGTAGGGACCGACGTAGCGGGCCGGCAGCAGGTGGAGGCCAGCCTTGGGGTCGACGCGGTATGCTTCGGCAGCCTCCCTCAGCAGCCCCTCTTCCTTGCCACCCAGCCCGTGTCGCTGCGCGATGCTCTCCAGCGAGTAGCTCCACTGCAGCTCGTCGATGAGGGGTTCGGCCACCTGGATGTCCAGCAGCTGGGCGTGGGTCAGGTCCACGCCGGCCTCGGCGAGGTAGTCGACATCGTAGCTGAGGTTCGCCCCGACGACCTCGCCGGTGTAGCCCTTCGCGCAGGCGCGGAGGTACTCCAGCACCCGGTCCGCGTCCTCCATGTTGTCGCCGCCCGCGTGGCCGATGGGTAGGTACCAGCTGCGGAGTCCCGGGAAGCACAGTGAGACCCCGACGATGCGGCCGCCGCGCCTCACCCCGGGCCCGAGGGTCTTGAGGTAGCGGTCCTCGGTCTCGGTGTCGAGGCCGATGCGGGGGAACATCGACCAGTCCTGGGGCAGGTGGCCCAGGCGGGGCGGCCTCCAGGCGCTCTCCGGGGGGAACAGCGTGGCCTGGAGCTGGCTCATGCAGGGCGCTGCCCCGTCTTCCAGCTGATTATGCGCTCGACCTCAGCGGCCACCTCGGGGTGCCCCGCGAGGTAGTCGCGGGTCTTCGCCCTCGCCCCCATGATGGTGACGTGGTGCCGGCCCCAGGCCCGGCCGGTCGCGGCGTAGCTCGGGCCGCTCAGCAGGTTCACGCCGTCGCCGCCCCTGATGCGCCACCACACCCACTGCGCGAGCCACCGCCGCAGGCACACCGGGGCGGGCCCCCGGGTGCGGCCCATGACCTGGGCCAGCGTCGCGCCGCCGAAGGCCGCGATGACGTCAAGGGCGCACTGCTGGGGGGAGTGGGGGCTCATGCTTCGGCTGGCCGCTCTCGCTCCAGCATGGCCAGCCGACCGTGGAGAAAGTCGAGCGCCACACTCAGGCTCTCGTCTCGGCCCTCACACAGGATCAGGCGCATCATGTGGAGCTTCCAGCCATCCAGCTGTGCGCCTATCGCCCAGCGCAGCACCTCGGCCTCCGGCACTATGCGCCTGGGCCGGCCGCGCGTCTCGATGGCCTTGGCCAGGTAGGAGCCGGCCTTCGTGAGGTCGGCAACGGGCGAGCCCTTGCGGTCGTAGCGTTCGATGTACTTGGTGGCGTTGCCCTCCAGGTAGGGCACGTCCCACCTCTCGCAGATGTCCCAGTGCTTGATCGTGCCTCGGTAGTGGTCGCCCCCGTACTGCCGCGCCTCGATGCGCTCATCCATCGGTGCGCACTCCCGAGCGCTGCTCGGCGGCCATGTTGGCGAGCCCGAGCCTGATCATGTCGGTCGGGTCGCCCGGCAGAACAGGTATGTGGCCCGCGTGGTCGACAGCCTCGACGATGCGCTTGACGGACTCAGGCGGCGGCTCATACTGCCAGTTCTGCTCGTACACCCGGCACCAGCCCAGGAAGCGGCAATTGCCCCGGCTGGCCTCCTCGTGGGCCCACAGGTACAGCTCCAGCTTGTCGCAGCTCTTGAGGTACCACTGCTCGTCCTCCCGCAGCCCGACGTCCACCCCGAGGTAGCGGTCCACCTCCTTCTCGATCTCGCCCAGGGCATCGCGGCAGCGGTCCTTGATGGGACTTGGCAGGTCGCCGGTGACGCGCTCGGCAACGTCGTGAAAGGCCGCTGCCACGAGCAGCTCGGCCCGGGGGAGCTCGCCGCCGTGGTCGTGCTTCCAGCACAGCACCACCAGCGTGACCACATCGAGCGAGTGGTGCCCGACCGAGTAGCGCTGCAGGTGGGGGTGCTGGTGGGCGCGCTCGACGGCCGCCCCCTCGCGGGCGAGCCTGACGCGGTCAAAGAGCTTGGGCATTTCCTATGGTCCCTAGTGAAGAATGCGGGCCGCAGCGAGGCCGAGGGCGAAGCCCAGGCCCCAGATCAGCCCGCCAAAGAACATCCGGCTCAGGTAGCGCCGGCGCTCGGCGCGCTTGATCTGCTCCATGAAGATGGCGTGGCGACGCACGAACTCCTGGTGGGCTTCGCTATCCCTCAGCATCGTGGGCTCCGTCGTCTGCGGCGAGCTTCCACCTGTCGTACCGGCGGCCAACCCACTCCTCGGCGGCCCGGCGCCAGTCCGGCGCGGCGCAGCTGCGCAGAATCTCCAGCGCGCCGAGGTAGCGGTCCTCGCCCTTCTTCGTGCGCCAGTGCTGGTGGGCCAGGCACATAGGCACCAGCACCCGGCGCATGAAGGGAATGCGCCCGGCGGTGGCGTAGGCGAAGGGGCCCTCCTCGAAGAAGACCCTGAGGTCCTCCTGGAAGATGCGCTCGCATTCCCGATCTTCGCCGCCGACCAACCATTCTGAAAACATAGGTATGGGTTGAAGGGCGTCAAATCCGCTCACGCTGTACGGCTGCGCCGCCTCGACCGGCATGACCTTGGGGAAGGTGCTGAGGTAGGCATGGTAGTTGATGCTCACCTGCGTGTATGTCCCGACCGGCACCCCAACCCGCGCCGCCAGGTACTCCAGCAGCACCGAGAAGTGCACCGCGTTGGCGCCGTATGCGCCCCAGATGATGTCATTGGAGCGGCAGAACACCGCGAGGTGGAGCGCGCCGGCCGCGACGTAGGGCGTGGCCGTGAGGTTGCACGGGGCGTCGTTGCCACCGATGGACGCTTTGTGGATGTCCACGCTGGCGTCCCACATCTGAATGACGCAGCGCCGGTCGCTGGGGTCCTCTCTAAGCCTCCCGGCTACCCAGCTGAGCTGGTCGATGCCGCCCAGGAAAGGGCTCTTGACGTGATCGCGCCACCGCTTCCCGTACGCCCCGGGCTGCGTCACCCCGCCGTCGTCGGAGAACTCCCTCATGCGGGACACGTAGGGCGTCAGCTGCCGCAGGTCGTCGCGCCCGGCGAGCATCCAGAAGGCCTCGACGAGGTGGAAGAACGGGTTGGCGTCGCGCCACGGCTGGATCAGCACGCGCTCGCACGGCCGGGCGTACACGGTGGCCACCGGCTCGGGCACGCGGAGGACCGGACCATTGCGGCTCGTCTCCGGGATGCCGTGGCTGTGGACCAGCATCAGGCCGGCGTGTAGGGCGTCGTTGACGTTGCGGGCGTGGATGGTGTGCATCAGGCCGTCCTCTGCTCGTCCAGCACCCTCAGGCGCTCTCGGTCATCTTCGCTTGCATCGGCGAGGTCTGTGTTGTGAAGGCCCTTGAGGCCATAGCCGTCGGCTCCGCATACCAGGCAGGTGCCAGCGTCGCCCCACATCCCTCGACCAGAGATTACCCGAGGGTGGAGGCCAGCAAAGCATCGGGTTCGCACCATAAGCTGGTTGATCCGATTGATCATGCTCACCACCCACTCCATGGCTTGTAGAGGGCCCTCGGCCGACCCTCGCCGTTCCTTACCCTGAGGTATTTATCCGTCTCGCACAAGCAGTTCTGTATGTCGCTCAGCGCGATCTTCTCGACCCACGGCGCCAGCACGCCCGGCGCGTTCACCGCCGCCTGGACCTCTCGCATCTCCTCCAGACCCTGGGCCTGCGTCAGCCCAGTTGTCACCGGCCGGCCGTACAGCCGGTTCAGCCCCCGGCGCGAGCCGGGCCCGAGCGCGGCCCAGCTAGAGCGGTCGGGCGCGTCTCGCAGGTAGCGGGTGTGTGCGAGGTCGACGATGACCTGGAAGGCCATGAATGGGCCCCAGCCGTCATATTCCTGGAAAATTTCCCAGGTGCGCTCCAGCGTAGTCAGCTTCTTCTTTTCAAAGTCATGCTTCCAGCTGGCCCGCATGTACCAGAGATGGCCAATCACGATCTCTGCGATATACCGCTGCTTCGACCAGCTGTACCAGGGCTTGTCCTTCCGGCTCTCCGCCCTGATCATGTACGCGCCGGTCTCGACCTTCTCGCCACGCGCCCGCCGCGCCTCCAGCACCTGGGCCATGCAGCGCGGATCGAAGTCCTGCATGTTGGGGAACGAGGACACGCCCTCGGCTCCGCCCCTGATCAGCTCCAGCAGCGCCGGGGGCCAGTTGATCGTCCTCGCGATGGCCAGCATGAGCCACAGGTGCTGCTGGTCGGCATACGGCTCCCTGATGTGCTCGCGAACCCAGACAGTCACCCGGTCGTCTTCGCGGCGGACGTTGCAGAACTTGAACTGCTGAAGGATGGGGTCGTCGGTGAGGTGACCCAGCTGCCAGTAGTCTCTGGGATGCTCGCCCCAGACATCACGAGTGAGGGAGCCGGCTTCTAGGCCCCAGCTGTCAACGCCAGCAGCAATGATAGCCTTCCTAAGCCGCACCGCCTCGCGCTCATTCACCCAGGCGACCAGCGGGCCGACGTCCATCACGCCGACTCCAGCATCTTGATGCGCCCGAGCAGCTGCGCGTACAGCACCTCGGTCGGCTGCGAGGCGTCCAGGTCCAGGCAGTCTCGTGGCATCGCCACCTTGGCCTTGCGCCAGGTGGAGGCCATCACCCGGCACACTGCCGCGAGCTCCTCCTTGTCAATGGGCCTCGCGTCGGCCTCGCGCCGGGCGGCCGAGCGCTCAAAGATCAGCTCGGGCTCGGCGCGCAGGAAGGCCCACACCCAGCTGGCATGATGGTTGCTCACGCACCAGTTGCGCACGGCGGCGAAGCGGGCCCAGCTCTTGGAGACCCGGAAGCCCTCGAAGAGGACGTGGCCGGCGAAGCCGCCGTCTATGGCCCAGCGCAACACCCCCTCGATCTGGTCAGCGCTCTTGATCTTGTCGCACCCCGAGTACTTGGACGCATCGTACCGGCCGATGACCAGGAAGGGCAGCTCGAACCCCTCCAGCGAGAACTGGTGGCCTTGGACGAAGCCCATCTTCCCCTGGGCGTCTGGAAACTGGCCTAGGTCTACGTATGGCGCAGACCCAATCACGCGGCGCATCAGCGTCGTCTTGCCGCTGGCGTTGGCACCCCTGATGTTGACGATGACTCGGGTAGTCATCGGACGGCCTCCAGCTGCTGTAAGCGTAGGATCAGCTGCTCGGTAACCATGGGCGCGCTGAGCTGCCAGTCCAGGTCCACCAGGAACCGGCGGTCGGTGACGAGGGCCTTTGCCTTGTTGCGAATGAGGTCAACTGTGCGCATCGTGTTGTCAAGGAGTGGAAGCTTGACCTCCTTGCCGCCATTGCGGCCCTTGATGCGTGCCTCCAGCTCGTTGAGGTTGGGCCTCAGGAAGGCCCAGACGTAGCGACCCTTCCCAGCCCGCTCGTTGCGCCCGGCGAACTCCAGCCACCGGCCGCCGCTCTTGGAGACCACGAAGCCCTCGAAGAAGATGTGACCATCGGTGAGGTTGTCCACGGCCCACTGGACGCAGCGCTCTATGGCGTCCATGTCCTTCTCCGTGTCACAGCCGCCCTGCTGGACATCATAGCGTCCAAGCACGTAGATAGGCAGCTGGAGGCCTGGCGCCTTGCATTGGGCTATAGGCCAGCTTCTGCTTCGACCCTCAGAGTTGATGTATCTGTATGGCTCCAGGTCGATAGTCTTGTGCTCCAGGAACCCCCGGGCCACCGTCGTCTTGCCGGCCCCGTTGGGCCCACGCAGGTTGATTATCAGCCTAGTTCCCACGGTAGCTCTCCATGTCGCCGCGCATGATGCCAGTCAGCGCCACGCGCTCCAGCCCGAACGGCAGGTCGAACACCGCGTGGCCGGCGGCCAGCGCCCGCTCGCGGGTCGCGGCGACGGCCCGCACCTTGTCGCGCACCAGCTGCTCGTTGATATCCCTGATGCGACCGGCCTTAATCTGGCGCTCGGTGATGCGCATCAGGCATACGTCAACCGGCGTGCTCATGTAGAGGAACGCCATACGGTGTCGAGATAACCGCGAGAGGTCATCGGCGAACGCGCCCCAGGCTCCGAAGACCGTGGAGGCCAGCACGCCCTCGGCGAGGACTGTACAGCACTCGTTGTCGTTGAGCAGCTGAGCACAGCTCGCGATCTGAGCCGCAAATGTTGGCACTCCGTCGAGGCCGCCTGTCGGGGTCTCGTAGGAGCCAACAACACCAAACAGTCCGAGGTCTCGCTCACTGAGTACATACCCTGGTACTACATTCTTGCGGTCAGGGTAGCGCTTCGTCGGTGAGTCGTAGCGGGCTAGGTTAACATTTGGCCTATACTCAGGCGTCGGCAGCATCGAGCGCACGAGGTGGCTCTTCCCTGACCCGTTGGTCCCGCGTATGTTGAGTACCCAGCCCATGTGAGCTCCTTATGTCAGTGGTTAACCTAGGCCGCAGCCGGGGCCGCACCTAGCAGCTTTGCTTGGTCAACAGGCATCGCCGCGAGGAACTTCCTGGCCAGCGGGCTGACTGTCTCCCACTCGGACAGCCCCTCATAAATCTCGGCGATGTCCTTCCCCGGCGGATAGTGGCCGCTGAGGTGGGAGCCCCACTTGCACAGCACGGTCTCGACCTCGGGCAGCCCGCACGCCCGGCCCCCGCCGGGGGCCTCCAGGTCGCCTATGGTGCGCAGCAGGTGGGCTGAGACCTGGGAGATGGCCCCCAGCTCGTCCTTGACCTTGGCAGCGGCTGGCAGGCCGGCCCTCATCTTGAACAGCGCCAGCGCGGCCTTCTTCGGGCTGTCGTAGAACATCGGCGCGTTGCCGAACTCGACCGGCACCCCGCAGCACCGCTCCAGCATGTCGGCGACCTTGAAGGCGATCCAGGGCCCGAAGCCGGTGTGCTCCTTGACGCGGGCCTCAATCAGCGCGAGGGGGACCTTGGGCTGGTGGATGTCCTCCCGCTCGACGTCGAAGCCGCAGTACCGCACCATGGACCAGCTCTTGTCAGGGGCGTTCGGGTTGCCGTAGCGGCGCTCCAGGTCGTTGACGCTGTCTATGGCTGCCTGACCCCGCCAGTGGCGGCGCTCGGCCGCCCTGGGCCACCGGCCGCCCAGGGGAGACGGCCGCTCGTTGACGGCGGCCAGCCGCATGAAGCCCCAGAAGTCCGGAACCTCGGCGAGCCAGCAGCTGGCCCCCACGTGGTAGCAGCACCAGTACGCCTGCAGCCAGCGGTCCCTCTGGGCGAACCCGCCCGGCCAACGCATGCGGTTCAGCGCCACGTACACCGGGTCGAGGTCGCCGGTCTCGATCAGCAGGCGGCCAAAGTCTTCGACTTCCATCATTGCTAGTTCCTCGCCTCGCTCACGATGCTGCTCAGCCCCGCGCTCTCGCACGCGGCCTGGATGAAGTCGACCTCGCCCTGCCCCATCGGCCGGTCGAGGTCTTCTGGGTGGGCCAAGAACCAGTGCACGAACCGGCCGTCAATCTCGCCGCCCTCGGCCGGGTGGCGGCCGTCGCTGCGCAGCACGCCGATCATCACCAGCTTGTCGAGGGCGTGGGCCGGGCAGCAGCACGCGGTGTGCGCCGAGGTCGGGCCAACCCGCACCCAGAACAGGCGGTAGTCGCCAGCCGCGATGGCCATGAGGGTGGAGGGGTGGGCCATCAACGCCTCCGCCGCTCCAGCTTCCGCGCCTGGTTCACCGGCGGGGGCACGTCCTCCAGGTGGGCTGGGTTGACGCACAGCGACGTCACGCACAGGTGGTCGACGTGGTTGCCCGGCGCGTGCCCGTCGCCCAGCGCGACGGCGGCGAAGATGTGGGCACGCACCCCGCGCCCGTCCACCCAGAACGAGCCGTATTCGCTCGTGTTGTGGCCACCGCAGCTCGTGCCACCTGCCCAGTGGTGGCAGCCGTCAAGCGCGGGCACGACGAAGCTCAGGAAGCGCTCGACGTCGGCCGGGGTGAAGTGGATGGGGCGGGTCATGGGTGCTAGACTAGCCCCAGGTCTGCTGGGCAGGCTAGCAGCTGGCAGTTCGTCCAGCGGGTCACGGTGCCGTCTAGGTTCTTGACGTAGTAGACTGGCTCGGTCGGGCACGGGGTGCCTTGGAAGACCTCGTCCCAGGGCTCACCGCCGAGGTCGATCCTCTCCTGGGCTACGAGCACCAGCTCCCCGACGCCCTTGAGGTCGAACGCACGCGCCCAGATGGTCGTCAGCTCGACGACCATCTGCCCGACCTCCGGGGCCTTCATCTCCTCGTAGGAGCGCACGGCCATGCGGTTGTTGGTCAGGCTCAGCATCCAGGCCCGGTAGGTGGCGGTGCGCAGGGTGCGCGCGACCAGCTCCAGGTCGAGCGGGGGCGAGGTGCGGGGGACGGTTCTGGTCACGGCAGCGGCTCGCCTCTAAACCATGACGTGACGCGCTCATCAGTCCACATCGCGCCATCACGAGGATCGCATTCGTAGACCTCATAGTACAGCTTAGGCTGTCCAAATATCATGACAGCTGTTCTGGATACAGGAGCCTCCGCCGGGTGGTCCACCGCGACCGGCAGCGGGCTCCCCTTGGGCTTGGCCGCCTGCTTCCTGCGGATGACATCAATCATGGTCCACACCCGGGCCACCTCGGCCCTGGCAGCAGCCTCGTAGTCAAGGCCGTGCACCCAGCAGTAGGCCGCGAGGGTCACAGCGACACCACCCACCTCCTGCGCCGGCTCGCCGACCGGTCGGCCCCAGACGTAGTCGCGGATCATTGCGACCCGCGCCGGGTCGTAGCCTCCGCTCTGGAGCAGCTCGAAGACCTCCTCCAGCAGGCGGTCGGCGCGTTCGACCCGGTCCTGGCAGACCTCGGGCGGGAAGGTCTGGAGCATCCAGTCCCTCACTTCGTCCTGATAGCTGTCGTAGAACATCGCCCTGGCCACGTCTGAGAACTCCATATGATTCACAAGGTAGTCGCCCGGGGCTCACCACCCCGGGCCGCCGCGCCGCGTCAGATAGACTTGGCAGCGTGCGAGAAGACACCGTTGATGTTGGTGCCGAGGGTCGTGACGCTGACGATGATCACCAGGGCGATCAGCGCCAGGATCAAGGCGTACTCAGCGGCGCTGGCACCGCCTTCGTCGCCCAGGTAGCTCATGATCTTGTCCATAGTCGTAGTCCTCCTTCTTGCTGTGCGCGGAAGCCGCCGCGCGCGGGTCTCTAGGCGCTCGCAACAGACGCGGCGAGCGTGATGAGGAATGTGGCTGCCCCGAGCACGGCCAGCACCGCCATGCCGGCGAGCACCAGCACGAGGCGCAGCAGCAGGGTCAGCACCTTGGCGGTGACCACCACTAGCGCGCACAGCATCACTGCCATGACGAGGGCTTGGATCATAGGAACTCTCCTGAGATTTCGCTTAGCATGCGTGCTACCTGGTTATTAGGCGTGCACAGGGCCACGGCCGGTGTGATGGGCCGCTCGGCCAGCTCGAAGCCCATGATGATGACCTGCTCGCCGGCCGAGATGAGGTGGGCGGCGGCCCCGTTCATGCAGATCGCCCCGGAGTAGCGGTCGCCGGTGATGACGTAGGTCTCCAGGCGGGCCCCGCTCGTGTTGGAGACCACCAGCACGCGCTCGCCGGGCCACAGGCCGACGACCTCCATGAGGTGCTCGTCGATGGTGATCGAGCCCACGTACAGCAGGTTCGCCTCGGTGACCGTGGCGTTGTGGAGCTTGGAGCGGAGCACGAAGCGCATCTAGAGCCTGTCCTTCAGCTGGAGCGAGGCCCAGGCCGCGCCAAGGGTTCCGTTCTTTGCGCCGCCGGTCGCGATCCACAGGCCGGGCGCGACCTCCTCGACGAGGGCCGGCGCGCGCAGCCCGGGAACCTTCGGCCGGAGGCCGCCCGTGATGCTGGCGACACCCGCTAGGCCAAGGCGCTTGCCGAAGGCCAGGAGGCGGTTCTCGGAGGCGTCGCGCCGTTCTGGCGTGAGCGATCCCGGGAGGAGCGCCGTGCCGTCGCCGGCCCACCACTCCCAAGCCCCCCGCTGGAAGCCGATGAGCTGCTTGTAGGGAGCCCACGGCTCCAGGCGGCTCGGGCCCTGCTGGCGCTCGTAGGGCCATGCCCAGGTCACGGCCCACCCGCCGAGGGCGGTGATGTTGTGGGGCGTCCTGACAAGCTCCGGCACCCAAACGCCGGTGGCCACGACGACCGAGCGGGCGTGGACCGGCTGTCCTGTGTTGACGCTGAGCGCCCAGTAGCCCTCGCCGCGCCAGATGTCGGTGACCGTCGCCGGTATGACACAGGCGTCCGGCCGCATCACCACGGCTGGGTCCACCCAGTCCAGGTCGGCCGGCCCTGCGGGCGTCTCGAACCTGACCTTCTTGACCCCGAACAGCCGGTCCAGCCGGTCCATCGAGGCGACGTACTCGCCCCTCTCCATCTTGGAGAACCAGCTTGGCCGCATCAGGCAGGCGGCCGGGGCCGAGCCCCTCCAGGGCCGCGCGTCGTCGAGTACCTGACACTCCCGTCCCTGGGCCCACATCTCGGCCGCGATGGTGCGCCCGAACAGGCCCCCGCCGATGACGGCTACGTCGATGCGCGTCACAGCGGCAGCCTCCTAGGTGCGACCGACTCGGGCAGGTCGTCGAACTCGCCGCTCTCGATGGCCGCGATGTTGCGTAGAATCTCGTCACGGCGGTTGGAGCCGTCGTGGGTGGTGGCGCGGAAACGACGCTCCTTCCAGTGCTCGTAGGGGTGCTGGGGTGGGAATTCTAACAAGCTGCTCGCCATTCCATTCCACAGAGCTGTTGGCGCAGTATCAGGATCGAAGAGGGCTCCTCGCAGGTACAACATGCACCAGAGCCCAGCGTTCTGGAACAAGCCGGCGTTCAGCGTCCCCGCCCAGTGGCGGAACTCCACCGTGTCGGTCTGCAGCAGCTGCCGCAGGTTTACCGCGCACCGGGGCTGGGCGTGCCACATCGGGCGGCCGTTGCCCCTCGCCTTCGGCACCTCGGCCTCGAAGAACTCAGTGGTGGTGGCAGCCGCCAGCTGGCGGGCCGTGCGGTCGGGCGGCAGCACCCGGTGCTGGAAGTTGCGGCGCACCACGTAGTTGCGCTTGGCGCCCTCCCACTCGTCGTCGGTCATGCCCAGGGAGCGCACCGGGGGGCTCATGGGGTCGACCAGCTCGACGGCGGTCCTCAGGTGGCGGCCGTTGTAGTCGGCGAGGCGCTTCAGCGCCGCGAGGTCGTCTCGCAGGCCTGGCACCCGGATGTGGATGTTGAGCTCAGAGCGGTAGTTGACGCGGGCCTCGGGCAGCGCCTCCAGCAGCTCCATCATGATGCCGACCTGGCCCCCGATGTCGTCGGTCGGCGGGGTGTTGACCTCGTGGCCCCAGGCGTAGGTGCGCCGGGCCGGGTCGTGGTGCGGGTCGGTCGCCACCCCGGTCGAGTTGACGATGGTGTACTCATTCGTCAGGGCGGTGCACCCCGCAGGGAGCGGCCTCGACCGTGGCCAGTCCACGAACTCGTGCTCGGCCCCGTAGGTCCAGCCTCTCATGCTGATGCTCATCAGAACTGCTCCGCGCGGCCGTCGGGGTGGACGCGCCACATCTCGGTGAGGTTGGCACCGCTGAGGGTACGGGCGACCACCCACACGGCCGCCGCCGGGTTGGCCTCGTAGTGGGCCACCGCCGCGCGGGGGGCGTGCGGCTCGGGCGTGACATGCCCGAGCCGGAGCAGCTCGATGACGGAGCTCTGGTGGGTGGTGGGCTTGCGCATCACTTCGCCTTCATCGGCGGCAGCGGGTCGGCCTTGCGCGCGACCGGGTCGCGCTCGTCCTTCGGCACCAGCAGGCGGAACCGGGTGCCGTCGAAGCTCAGGCCGTAGCCCTTCTGGCTGACGAGCAGGTAGTTGAGAAAGCCCCAGGTGTTGGCGGGGGTCCACGGCGTCGCGCCAGGCTTGACCCACGGGTTCATGAGGTCGCAGAAGGTCTGGGCCTCGATGCCCTCGGGGTAGTCCGGGCTGGTGAGCAGCTCGTAGGCCGCCCGCTGCTGCGAGCCCGAGCGCGGCCGGTAGGCGATCTTCGACGGCTCGGCGCGCTTGGGCTTGCGCCAGCGCTCGGCCGGAGCGACCGGCGGGGTGGGCGGCGGGGTGGGCGGCGTCCTGGCCGTGGTCTCGGCGATGGCCTGCTTGGCCGCGCGAGACTGGCGGGCGGCCTTCTGATCGGCCAGCTCCCTGGTCGAACCAGGGTCAGCGTCGGGAAAGGACTTGCCTGAGGGCTTGGTCACCTGGGCCTTCCGCTCAGCCGGCGTCAGGTCCACCGCCGCCCAGTACCACTCGTCGCTGTCCTCCCGCAGGTGGACGTTGAAGTGGACCTGGCTCAGGGCGTTCTCGACGCCCGCCTTGGCGAGGGCGCGGCGCGCGCCGGCTATGGCCGCCCGCTTGGTGGTGTAGGTGGTGTTGGTCATGAGGTGGTCTCCTTATGCTGGTGGGTGGGATAGGCTAGTACATGCCGGGGAAGCTGACCCCCTCGGCCTCGCTGATGGCGCTGTCCAGCTCGTTGAGGAATTCTTCGACCTCGGTGCGGGCAGCCTCGCGCTCTTCGACCTGCTCCTGGGTGACCTTCTCTTCTTCCTCCAGGGGTTCGTTGCCGTCGATGAATTCCTCGTCTGGTTCGCTGACCTCCAGCTCAGGGTTTTCCTCCATCCAGGCCTCGGCGGCGTCCTTGGCCGCGCCCAGGGCCTGCAGGACATTCCCCATACGGCCCGAGCGGCTCTGGGCGTTCTGGCGCGTGTCAGTCGTGAAGTGGACCTCCAGGTCAGCGATGGCGTCTGGCGGCTCGATGCCGCCGAGGGTGTCGTTGGCTGTCTCCAGCGCGTCGCGGGCCTCGGTGACCTCGTCGTACTTGGGCAGGTGCTCCATGCTGTTGCCCTCCATGTTGGAGGCCCAGTCGTTCATCTCCTCGTAGAGGCCCTCGACATCGGAGCGGCCATCTTCAAAGGCCGAGCCGAGGGTGGTGGTGACAGGGTGGGCACGGGAGCCAGCGGGGCGGCGGGTGCGGGTCATCTGATGTCTCCTTATGCTGATTGATGCTTCAGAACGGCATGTCGTCAAAGGGATCGGCGACCGGCTCGCGAGCCGCCCACGCCTCTCCGTACCAGGGCTTCCACTCCATGCCGGGAACCCATTGATTGAGCTGGAAGTCATAGACCATGCCGGGCTGGAGCTTCTCAATCGCGCCACAGACGCCACCGTCGGTCGTGTCGCCGGGGTCACCGGCGCGGCGGCAGGCGAACGCGGCCCCAGCCGCCGAGCAGAAGTATTCGCGGGAGACGACCTGAGTGCTGGTCGAGACGTAGCGACCCTCGAACTCATAGGTGGTCCGGCGCACCGTGAAGGCGAACTGGGGCTGGCTCTTCGTCATCTGGTCTGGCCTCCTTATGATGCGGGCACGCCTCGCGCCCACCCCCTCCCTTAGTGACCACCGGTGGGTAAGTCAAGTGGTATTTTGGCTAACATAGGCCCTCGCGCTCGGCGAGCCAGTTGGGGATGTCGAACTTGCACGTCTTGTTGACGACGAGCGCGCCCACCGGCTCAACCCGGCTCGTCGGCAGGAAGACGGTGTTGCCGTCGCCGTCGTCAACCATGTAGGCGTTGCCTGCACGGGTGAGGCCGAGGTACTCCAGGTCGTAGGTATCGCTCTCGTCGCCGAACTTGCTCATGGCTGCCTGCTGCTGCCGATGACGGCGAGCGCCGACTGCAGCTGGGCGACCTGGGCCCGGCAGTCGGCGAGCGCCGAGTGGGCCGTGGTGCTCCTGTCGCGCTGCCAGCCAAGGGACTCGGCAGCCCAGTACACCGTGCGGGTGTCGCGAACCCGGCCATAGCCCCAGGGAACTTCTAACCCGGCCGTCGAGAAGTAGTGCTCCAGGATGGGGATGTCGAAGGCCGCGCCCTGCGCCCAGACACCCTCGACCGCCGCGCCCCTCTGCATGACGGCTGTGAGAACGTTCAGCACCGACCGCATGACCCAGCGAGATGCTCCCGGCGCAATCCCTTCGCGCGTCACTGCGCTTTGAGCTAGCCACCACATGATGGTGCTGCCATCATACTGGCCGCCCAGGGAGGCGCACGACTCCGGGTCCACATTCCAGGAGTGGCCCTCCAGGTCGGCCACGTGCTTGGGAGCCCACGGGTCAAAGAAGCATATCCCTACCTGGACGATGACCGCGCGGGGGCCTACCCCGAGGGTCTCTAAGTCTATCATTGCATGGCGCGTCATCTTGTTCTCCTCACCTCACCGGGCATACCCCGCCCTCGCAATCCGGGTCGAGGGCGTCATTCTCCTCGACCGCACCGCCCGCGTCTTCCCAGTCGACTTCGCGCAGCTCGGCGATGTACTCGGCGTAGGCCTCCTGCGTCACCACCTGCTGGGGCAGGTATGGGGCCCCTACGCTCTCGGGCGTCGTGGCTGGGTCCATCCGCAGCATCCAGGCTACACCCACGTAGCCGCCCCAGTTTGCGTACAGCCAGTCGCACACGCCGTCGACCTCGTCGGGCGTGTAGCTGACCGTGAGCGATACATTCTGGTCCGAGAAGTTCTCCTGCAGCAGCCGATACCGCCTGAGCTGGGCGAGCGCCGTCTCTCGATTCACCCACATGGTGCCGCCGGTCGGTCCCGGCTCCGGCGTAAAGTGACCACCGCTGAACTCAACCGGGAAGGCAACCAGCACCTGCGTCTCGGCCGTCGGATGTGGCCTGACCCGATACCCAGCCTCGCGTAGCCGGCCCACCAGCGGGTCGGTGCGGGCGTAGACCACAGAGTTGATGATGTGGCGGCCGGGCGGCACGTGGGCCCCCTCGGCGGCGTCCATCACCTTGCCCAGCGTGCCGGACGGCTTCACGCAGGTGACATTCTTGGGGCGCGGGGTACCCAGCTCATCGGCCATCGCCCAGGCCCCGCTCACAGCCGCGTTTCTCATCATGCGCAGGTCGTGGGCCGTGAGGTCCGGCCGCTGGGCCACCCCGGTGAGGGAGACCCCGCACAGCCTCAGGAATGCCTGGTTCTCGTGCCAGGAGCGCTGCAGAATACCGTCGTCGAGTTCCACCAGCGTCTGCCTGTAGTTCGCCCGGGCGATCAGCCTCAGAGCCTCAAGCAGGTCGTCCATGCGGTCGAAGGCGGCCACCGAGGTCTCGGTTAGGTTGCACAGGCCCCGGTCGGCCAGCAGTATCTCAGCACAAGGATTGACGGTGTAGAACCAGGGGGCGCGTGCTCGGGCGGCCTCGCCGTTGATGAAGCCCGGCTCATTGCCGCCGTTAGACATCATCTCGTCGAATATCTCCCGCAGCCGTGTCCTGCTCGGCCGGTCTGAGAACACCAGGGAGTTGTTGCTCTGAGCCCTGTGGTGCGTCTCCGGCCGCTCCCAGTAGCGGGCCTTGAAGGCAGCGAAGGCGTCGGCCTCGGGGTCATCGCTGTCCATCAGCAGTATCTCGGCCCCACGACGGCCCGTCTGGATGACCCCGAGGTGGTTGACGATGTCAGCGATGTCCAGCTTGGAGAGCAGCTGGCCGGCCCGGCGGCTAAGCAGGGAAGCCATCTTGACCATCTCAACCGAGATGACCGAGTCGCCCGAGGAGCGCCACCCATACCTCGCCAGCAGCGAGCCCTCTGGCCTGATCTGGGAGAAGTCCAGCACCAGAGACCTCGCCGCCCACTTGCCTCCCAGCAGCTTGCCCACAGCCTTGGCCCAGGCCTCACCGCTGTCGCCGACCCGGATGGTCCACACCCCGGTCTCGCGGTCGAAGGTCTCGGTGTTGTGCTCCTCGCCGCCCTTCTCGGTGCGCTCGGACCGTATCACCCTCACGTCGTCGATGGGTCTGGCGAAGCCGTTCAGCACGCCCTGCGTGGGCTTGGCCCCCACCCCCGCGCCATTTAACAAGAGCCACGCGACGTCCACGACATCATGGATAGTCTTGACGACGAGCCCGGAGCAGTTGAACTGGCTGATCTCCCGGCTGCGGGCTATCTCAGTGCCGCCGAGCCACAGGGTGCGTCCGGCTGGCATGCATTTGCGCGCCAGGAAGAGGGCCTTTAGGGCACCCAGCTCAGCCTCCTCTCGGGGGTCGAGCGCCCGGCCCAGAGAGCGCTCCCAGAGCCAGCGCTGGTGGCCGGTGACGCGCTCCATGACTTCTTCATAGGTCTCGTACCCGCCGCCCTCCTTCGGCCGGCTGTAGGTGCGTATGAATATCGCCTTCGCCCTGGCGGACATCTCGGTCATGCGTTGCTATTCCCCTTGAACTTCTCGTACAGACAGCCTCCAGGCTGCCACTGCTTGCGGGCGCGCTCACTCGCTGCGGCCTTCGCCTCCGGCTTCGACTGCCAGAGCGCCGCTGAGCGCCTCAGGCTCTCCCTGTGGGCATCTGAGCGCGGCGGCTGTGGCCTCCCGCGCCGCGCCTCGATGTGGCGTCTTAGTTGCTCAGAGTCCTTGAAGCGTCTGACGGCAGCCTCGCTCTGCCTCTGGCGGGTGACCTCAGATGCTGAGGCCCCGCTTCTGAGGCTGCTCACATGGGCTCGGTGCTGCGCCCTCAGCTGCTCATAGGTCCTGCGCGAACGCCTCCCAGCATACTTCTGCATGCCCAGCATCCAGATGAATGAGAACGCGAGCGCGCCTCCGTGTATGCGGGCGAGCAGCAGATGAGCGAAGAGGTGATCTGGAGCGCTCAACCTAATCAGGTTGCTGGGCTCGTCGCCTCCCTTGAGGCAGCGCGGTCTGATGTGATGCGTCTCATACACCTCCAGCTGGGCCTGCTTCCCCAGTCGGTCGGCGATGAACTCGCGGTACACACGCCCGTAGTTCATCTGTCCTCCTGGGGCTGGGTTGGCGCGGCGGTCCCAGCCCTCGCAAGGGCCGCCGCGCCGTCTCTGACGGTGTCTATTCGGGTTCGCTCGGCCGAGCGCTCCTCGGCCCGGCGCTGGAAGTTCTGCTCGGTGATCAGCAGGCGGAAGAAGATCGCCCACAGCATCGAGTAGGTCGAGGCGTGGTGGTCGCCGGTGTACGAGTAGTAGACCGACAGGCCGATGAAGGCAACGACGCCGGTGTTGGAGATGACGCGCAGGGCGCGGGTGAGGTGTGGCATCAGTCGGCTCCTTCCCAGCCCTCGGCCAGCTCGGTCATGAAGGCCCGGGCGCGCTCGCGGTTGGCGGGTTCGTTGTACCAGCGGTTGCGCCCGCTGGGGTGCGGCAGGATGGCGTAGTTGAATGGCGGGACCATGCCAGCACGGTAGCCGGCCCAGCCCGCCTGTGGCCTGATCTCCCTGGTATCGAACCACTCGGCCAGGTCACACCGGAACTCCTCCAGCCCAAAGCACTCGACCACGTTCATGCCCAGAAGGACGACGCGCCGGCCCCGCAGCAGCGAACCTGCCAGCATCTCGGCGTAGGGCCGCCCGACTGACGTCCTGATCGTGCTGGCCTGGGTAGTGGCGCAGAGGTTCACCCGGTCGAAGCGCATCATGTACTGGGACGCCGAGAGCCCAGCCAGCTCGGCCAGCGTTGCCCCCGTACTGCGGCCGCCGAGCGCCGAGAGTGGCTGCCCTTCCGACCCTGGACGGCTCGGCGCTATGCCCACCAGGACTGGCCTCACCCCACACTCCCCTTGACTGGCCGGCGGAAGTCCCAGCTCATCTGATCAAAGGATACCATGTCTGTGAAGGTAAAGCTGAGCTCACCAGTCACGCGGGTGCCCCCGGGCAGCATTGTGGCCTCATCCACCGCAGAGTCGACTGCCCGCAGCACGACGGTGACCCCATGCTGGTCCCTGACCTGCCTGACCATGATGAAGGTCAGCCCCAGCTCGGTGCTGCGTTCTTTCCTCATCACTCCCTCACCAGCACCAGCTCGCGCGCTGCCCGGGTCAGCCCCGTGTACAGCCAGCGCTGCCGCTCCTCGCCCGAGCCAGGCCAGTCGTCGAACATCAGCACCCGGCCCCACTCGCTTCCCTGAGCCTTGTGCACGGTCACTGCGTAGCCCCACGTCATCTGGGCCGCGAGCGGCCACTTGGACAGCTGGGCCTCGTCGAGCAACCCAGGGGCCTCGACCAGCAGGTGCTCCACACGGTCGGAGCCTTCCTCCTGGAGCCACAGGTCAACCGCCTCGTCCCCCGGGCTCCAAACCGGCCCGTCGCGGTCCAGCACACCCCACATCTGCCCGTTGAGCAGCCCGCGCTCGCGGTCGTTGCGCAGGCAGATGAGGCGCTCGCCGGGCTGCGGCATGTCGTAGCCCAGCATGCCCTTCAGCTGCCGCATGCGGGCGTTGATGGACTGGCGCTTGCGGTTGGTGCCGCAGATGATCTGGTCAGCTGTCTGGGCGCTCTCGGCTCCTACGCGGCGCACCACGCGCGCCGAGCCGGCGGCGGTCTCCCACTCACCGTACGGTATGCTCCGGCCTTCGCGGGCGGCCGTGGCCAGCGCGAGGATGGGGTTGTCAGCCGCCTGCCGCACCACCTCGGTGAGCAGCACGTCCGGCTCGGCGTCCATGAAGAACCCCGCGCCCCGCACCGGTGGCAGCTGGGCCGGGTCGCCCAGACACAGCACCCGCACCCCGAAGCTCAGCAGGTCGCGGGCCACCTCCTCGTCGACCATGGAGACCTCGTCGAGTATCAGCAGCGAGGCGTCGGCGAGGTCCGAGTACTCCTTGAGCGTCCACCGCATCTGGGCGCTCGCGCGGGCCTTCTCGATGGCGTGCTGGAGCGCTTCGATGCGCTGCTCGGTCAGCGGGTTCGGCTCGGCCTCCTGCACCTGCTCCAGCTGTGACAGCTCCAACCGGAGCGCGGCTTCCTTCCGGTTGTCCATGCCGGCGGGGTCGTAGATGAGGCTGTGGATGGTCTGGGCCGGCAGCCCCTTCTGCGTCAGCACGTGGGCCGCCTTGCCGGTGTAGGCGGCGGCCAGCACCCCCGGGCCGGCGTGCTGCGCCAGCGTGCGGGCCAGTGTCGTCTTGCCGACGCCTGCGTACCCGAACATGCGGAAGACCTGGCTCTCGGCCCGCACGGGCGCGTCCAGCCAGCGCCGGGCCCGGTCGAGGGCCCCCTGCTGCTGGGGGTTCCATGAGAGTCCAGAGCCGTCCACGGGTGTGCTCCATCAAGGGGGCGGCCCCGCCGGGAGGGGAACTTCTCGGCGGGGCCTGGGCCGGGGTCTTCGCTTCCCCCGGCCGTTCGGCTAGAACGGCGCGTTCGCCGCCTTCTTGGTCTCGCGACCCTCGCGGCCGGCTCCGTCCTCCGGCTTGCCACCGCCGGCCAGAGTCTCGGTCGCGGCGCGCAGGGCCCCGGAGGAGATCGCCGCCCGCACCTGCTTGGCGCCCTCGTACAGCTGCGAAGTCGGCGGGTTCCGGCTGTCCTCGGCGTCGTTGCCCGCGAAGCCGACCACCGGGGTGAACCAGGTGTTGCCGTTCTTCTCGTTGCGCACGGTCTTGATGCGCCAGGTGTGGGCGAAGAGCGGCAGGTTCGTCAGCACCCTGTCGGGCAGCTTGATGGAGATGGACTTCGCCTTGAACATCCAGTCGCGGTAGGGGCGGATGAACGTCGAGGAGAACGGGAAGATCGCCGGCCACCCGATGCCGTCGTCGCCAACCTGGAGGCCGTAGACGTAGAAGGTCTCGACCAGGTCGTTGCCGGTCTCGGGGTGCTTGTAGTCGCCGAGCGGCTGGGTGGTGCGCACCCGCTTGATGAGGTCTGAGTCGACCTCGTGCTCCCCGATGTAGCCACCGCCCTTGTCGCGGTCCACCCACTCCACGAAGACGTGGCGCGTGAGGGCCGGCACGAACAGCATGCCTACCGAGCCCAGCACCACAGCACCGGTGGTGGTGTTGATGATGCCGCCGGGGCGGGGGGCGTCGGGGTGGTCGCTCTGGACCTGGGGCGAGGTCGGCTGCAGCACGGCGAGGAACGGGACCGCGACGTCGGCCGCCGTCTGGTTCTCAAAGCCGGCCCCGGCGTCCTCGTCGTAGGCCTCTGCGTCGGCCAGGGCGAGCGCCCGGGCCTGGTCTTCTGCTGAGACCAGCTCGCCCGTCTTGGGGTCGACGTGGTCCTGCTCACCGCCGACGGGCGGCTTCTCCTTCGTTGCTGTGGCCACTCGGGCCTCCTGTGCTAGATGCGGCGGGCTCTTTAGGGTGCCCCGGCGCAGGCACCTGCGCCCCGCATGACGCGGGGTGTTCAAACTGGTCGTTGCTCGTCTGGAAACCTATCCAGTAGGCGGCAGTCATCGAGGCGATCAGCCCAGCGACAGCAGTGGCCTTCTGAATGGCGCTGCCCATCTAGCGACACACCGGCGTGTGCATCATCGCCCAGCCAAGCTCGAACAGGCCAGCACCCAGCGCACCTGTGGCAAGGGTGAACAGCACGGCGAGGCCGAGGTTGACGAGGAAGCCCATCACGCGCCCTTTGGACCTTTCATGCGCACGATGGGCTGTATGTACACCCCGAACAGGTCCATGGGCACCTCCTGCCCGGCGGCCATCTTCTCCTTGAGCGTGGCCTGGAGGGTCTGGGGGTGGACGCTCTGCTTGTCGCCGTGGGCGAAGCCCCTGGACAGCAGCAGGTCGTGCGCCTCGGCGGCCTTCTGGTCCTCGCCCTTGCCGAACTCCAGCTTGAATTCGCGCTTGACGATGGAGCCGGCCCCGTTGGCGTTGAGCCACATGATCGCCCGGTCGAGCAGCGCGGGCGGTATCGACGCCCGCAGTATCTCGCCGCGCGACAGCTCCCACCCGTCGGTGGTGGTGAGCTTCTTCTGCTGGGCCTCGTCCATGGCGTTGGGCAGCATGTTCTCGACCAGCCCGCGCACCCGGTCCTGCGCAGCCTTGAGTGCGGCGTTCGCGCGCTCCACGTCGGCCTCCGCCTCGCGGGCCTCGCGGGCGAGGCGGGTGATGCGGCTCAGCAGGTTCTCGTCCTGCGCGGTGGGGTCTGCGGCGTCGGCCTCGTATGCGGCGGCGTCGGCCGTGAGCGTGTCGGCCCTCAGTGGAACAGCCGTGAGTGGCGGCCCCTCGTACGGGCCAATGTCAGTGGCGCCCCGGTTCCTCACGCTGTGGTCGGCGCACGCCCCACACATGCGGTAGGGGCCCTCACCACGATCAGGCCAGCTGATCATGCGCACGGCGGGAGCGTTGCACGGGATGTAGCCTTCCCGCGAGAATGGCGATGCTTCCTCGCATCCGCCCTGGCGAGCCTTGAGCGACATTTCGGTGAGTTCCCCTCTTGCCTTATGAGGCGTGACTATCGGCCCGGCCGGGGCCGCGCGCTATCTCATTCGCTTGAGCTATCAACGCTTCGGCGCAGCTGGCCGGGTGGGCCTCGAAGGCCTCGTAGACCCGCTCCTGCCGCTGCCACAGCAAGAAGCGGAGGGGGCGGCCCAGGGGGGCGGCCGCAGCCCCCATGAGGGCCATCAGCAGGGGCGAGCCTACCAGCAGCAGGGCGTCGCCCCGGGCGTGGTCGTACGGCGCGAGGCCCAGGGTCATCGTAGCTAGGGCCTCGTCGGGGCAAGACTGGATGCGCTCGACCTCCCAGTGGTCGCCTGGGATGAGGAACCGCAGCTGGCCGTGGGCCGAGACCGGCCGCAGGTCCATGGAGGGCACGAAGGCCCGGGTCTCGGGGTCGCGGCGCATCGGCAGGTGCGGGGCGAAGATGAGGGGTCGGGAGGGGGCGGCGCTGGTCGTCACCCGGGGCTTACGGGCCCCCGCCGCCCCCTCCCTGTCGGCGGCGACCGCCGGTGCTTCCTTCGGGTCAAGCGGAGCCTCTTCCTGCTCCGTGGCTCGGTCGCCGTCGCGTTCAGTAGTCACGATGCCACCTCGTGCACCGGATGGCTTCGACAATAAAGACCCACAGTATGATGAATGCTAGCAGGCCCATGAAGGCCACCGCGCCTATGGCTATGACGCCTGGTGGCCTGTGCATGAAGTAGCCTTCTACAACTCCGTCGACCGCGAACACAGTCAGGTCCAGGGCCATGGCCAGAAAGACGAGGAACTCAAAGCGGCTCATCATTGCGCTGGCTTCCTCGCGAACCGCTTGGCCACCGCCGCCGCGCGCTTGAGCTGGCGCATCTGACGGGCCTGCGAGTTGAGGTACTTGGGGTCGAGCCCGGCCTCAACCGAGGCGTGAAAGGTGGCCCGCAGCTCCTCAAGCGCGAGCTGGAACTTGAGCACCGCGTCGGGGTCGCGCTTCGCGTCCTTGATCGCCCAGGCGAGGGCGGCCCGGCGGTGCCGGCGCGTGACGGGGTACCTGTACGCCGGCACGAAGCCGTCGGGCAGGGTGCGGCGGTGGAACCGCTTGGCGCTGAGGCGCGCGGGCATGGTCATTCGAACTCGCTCCTTCCGTCCCTGATAGCCCGGGCCTCGCGCAGCGCCCGGAGCTGGATTTGAGAGGACATAGCGTGCGTCCCTCGCTTGAGGCTAGCGCGCTCCCGGGCCCGGCTGACCTGGCGCGACGGCACAATCAGCGGGGCAGCCTTGATGACCCTGGACGGCTGCCACACGTGCGGTGGCCCGTGGAGGTACACCTGGTCGGCGAGGCTGCCCTTGCGGTAGCGCTTGTATCGGCTGATCATCTGTCAGAGTCTCCCTAGTTCACACTCGCCACCGTCGTTGCCCTTCGGCCCGCAGTGCATCGGCTCCAGCAGGGCGCACCCGGACAGCAGCATGGCGGTGAGGGCGATGATGACAGTCCTCATCTACCCTCTCCAGATATAGCACTACGCAGCCAGGCCCGCGCCTTCTCCGGCGGGTCACCCATGACCAGGTCGACCGTCGCCCGCTTGCCCCTGAGGCAGTCCAGCTGCCGCTCGTCGGCAGGCGAGCGGTCGGCCACGAAGTCGACGTAGTGGACCGGCTCGGTCTGGCCGATGCGGTGGATGCGGTCCTCGCTCTGCCGCCGCTGGATTGTGCGCCACGTGCGGCTAAAGTACAGCCCCGAGGCGGCCCGCACGAGCGTGTGGCCCTCGGCCATGCCTGAGCTCAGGTTGCCCGCCAGCACGTCGACCGAGCCATCCTTGAAGCTCCTGATCGCGCGGCCATCGTCGTCGCCCCGGTAGAAGGCCATGCTCAGCGCGGCCCGCGCGCAGGCCTCCTCCACCTGGGCCTCGTCGGGCTGAAATGCGTACCAGACCAGGTGGGGCTGCCTTGCGTGGTCCTCCAGGTAGTCGCCAAGCGCCGCGCCGCGCGGGTTGCCCGGGAAGAGGAACGGCTCGCCCCCGGCCACCGCCCTCACGTGGCCGGCGCATATCTGGTTGAGCCGCAGCGCGAGGGTGAGCGCGAGCTCCGCCGTGACCAGCTCGTTGGAGTCCAGCAGGGTCATCGCCTCGGTGTGAAGCTCCTCGTACGCCCGCCGCTGCGAGTTGGTCATCGGGTGGACCACCCGGCCGTAGGTCTGGGCCGGCAGCCCCTCGGGCTTCAGCACCCGGCTCGTGGCCTTGCCCAGAAGGGCCTGAAGCTCATCGAGCCGGCGGTAGTTCTTGAAGCTCGGGTAGCGCCGGCCGCCCGCCCCGTAGGCGTCTTCGTACTCGGAGAAGTAGGAGCGGAAGGCGGTGAACGTGTCCACATCGAGTTCCCGTATCCAGAACAGCGGGTCGAGGAACCGAAGCTGGGTGTAGAAGTCGTACGGCGTCTCGGCCGGCGTGCCGCTGGCGATGCGGCGGTGCGAGGCCAGGTGCCCCTGGGCAATGATGCGCTTGGTGCGGGTCGCACCCGGCGTCTTGATGCGCTGCGACTCGTCGGCCACGTACAGCGCGAGGCCGCCTGCTGCCTTGAGCGCCCTGCGGATGGCGATGTTGCCGGCCTCGGTCGCAGCCCCGTCGTAGGCGAGGGCGAGCACGTAGGCACGCCCGGGCTTGGAGGCCAGCCGGTCGAGCCAGGACCGGAACACGGCCACGTAGCCCTTCTGCTCCGTCCGCTGGGGGTCCCACTCGAAGGCGTCGACCGGCGGGGCCGAGGGCGGCCAGTGCTTCGGCAGCTCCTCGCGCGTCCAGTTGAGGTGCACGCCCGCCGGGGCGACGACGATCATCACCCGTATGTGGCCGGCAGCGAAGAGCGCGGCGGCGTCGTGGATGATGGCGAAGGTCTTGCCGGTGCCCTGCTCCCACAGCAGGCCCCAGGCCTTGTCGAGGGCGTGAAGGGCTGCGTGCTCGGCCTGGTAGGGGGTGGCGGTGGGGGGTGGGGTGAACCCAGCCGGGTGCCCGTGCTGGCTCCAGTAGGGAGCGGCGACCCGCACGAGGTAGGCCTCCTCCGGCAGCGACGACATCACCTGCCCAGAGCGCGTCTTCGGCGCTGCCTCTGGCTCGGGCTCTGGCGCCGGGGTGAGCAGGCGGCCGGCCCCCTCGGCGAGCGCCCGGGCGAGGAAGGGGGGCAGCGAGCCACCGAGGCAGAGCTTGACGGGGGGCTCGTCGGTCACTGTGTCCACCTCCAGATGCCGAGCAGGTTGGAGCCGACGAAGGCGAGGTTGAGTGTGGCTGCTGGCCAGTCGCGGGTGAGCACGGCGGCGCTCGACCAGACCAGCGAGCCGGCGAACATGATCATGAAGGCAGCCCACGGGGGTGCGAGGCGGGAGGACATCGCGAACACGCCCGCGATCTGGAGTGCCGTGCCGGCCCACTTTGCCCTGGAGGTCATTGCTGCTGGCTCCGGTGGGTGCGAGCAGCTTCGAGAGCCGCTCTCATAGCAACCAACGAGTCAGAGACGGGTTCGCCGGTTTGCGCGTGCTTGACCTCCGGAGTCGCGCACCACGCGCTCCATGCGGCCTGGACGGCTTCATCTGTAATTGGCCTCCACTGTGCCTCTATGGCTGGAGGGGCGGCGGGAGCGGCCACGAGCATGGCGGCATAACAAGCCCTCACCAAGTTTGAGCCGGTATCGCGTCCGACCTCTGCTCGGGCTGACCGTCCGGACTTAACCATGTCCGCTGTCGCCTCCCTCGGCACCATCACCCATTCCCCCTCCCCGCCCGCAGGTTGGGCAGGAAGCGCGTTCGGGTTTAGCGGATTGGGACAAGCGACGGTCCCGCAGCGGAAGTGGGCGTCGTCTGTATCGCGCCCTACAAAGCACGACTTCCTGTCGTGCGGGCAAACATCGGAGTCCGCAGGTTGGGCCTTGGCGGCGGTGTAGGCGCGGAGCACGTCTCTGGCGATCTCCGCATTCATGCCGCGCGGGCCAGACAGGTCGGTCGCCCTCCAATTGCCGTGGGGAGCGACGATGGCTTGCAACGCCTCCGCCAGCGCTTCCGCGTGATCGGTCATCACCCCACCTCCCACGGCAGCGCCAGGGGCACCATGTAGTGCGTCGGGGCGGCGAAGCTGTGGTGGGTGACGGTGGTGGCGCCCGAGCCGGCCTCAACCCACTCGTCTAAGCCGTCAATCCTCAGCAGCATGCACAGGTTGACCCCGCGCTCGCCCTCGCGGGCCGTGTAGAGCCAGGTGTTGACCGGGGTGTCAGGCCCTACAGGTTCCCAGGGCCGGGCTGCGGCGATCACGCGGCGTATGGCCTGGGCGTCTTCGCGGTAGCGCGCACCGTTGATGACCATGAGGTCTTCGCGGTCTACCAGCTAGGCGTAGCGGGTGAGGTGGGCGAGCCCCCGGGCTAGGACTTCGTCTGTGGGCATGGGGTCGTGTGGCTCCTTATGATGGGCCATCCCGCCGGGCAACCACTCCCCCCGGCAGGCACCGGCCTGAGGCCGGCAACCGAGCGACAGTGGGGCCGCCCGGTCTGGACTTAGGTAGGCTAGCCCGGGGCGTGGGGCTGGGGCAAGGGGGCGGTGGTGATGGGACCTCTGAGGACTAACTTAAGTCGGAGCAGCCTAGAGGGCGAGAAGGTAAGCGTGTGGTGGTTGACGAAAGTCCTGGGTTTACTGAGGCCCATTATTACTTACCCCCCTTTATTATATTAACTTAAGATAAATAAGGAGGCGCTCCGCAGAACGGACTTAGTGCGTACTCCTAGCCTGGGCAAGGAGCCGGCGAGACGCAGGGTGCGTTGGAAAGTCCTAGCCGATTGAAACTACCTAAGATGACCTAATAAACCGAGCGGGCCTCTGATTTAGAAGAGGTTTTCCGCTGGTGGTAAGATCAATGACCTAAGTCGGTATCTTAAGATAGGTTCGGAGCGGTGCTCATCTGTTGTCGGCTGGAGGCAACAGCTTAGGGCGGCCGGGGCCCCTAGTCTAGGGCCGCAGGGTTCATGCGCCTCTGGGCAGGGTTGGCGGGATTGCGCTCGACCAGCCCAGGCAGCTTCTCCTGCAGCCGGCGCTCGATTGCGCAGTAGGCGGAGTGTCGGCCCCGCTCGGTCAGCTCCTGGGCCCTCTCGGGCCACAGGCGGCAGAAGCTGAGCCTCCAGTGGGTCCAGGTGCGCTGAGCAGAGAGGTCGGTCAGCAGCTCGGCCTCGGCCGTGGTGAGGTCTGCGGTCTGACCCCTCCACCGCACCCGGGTGCCACGCCTCCAGTAGATGGGTCCTGCGGTGTTCTCCTGGGCCGGGGCCGGGTCCAGCAGGCGGCGGCCGGCGAGGTGCTCAGACTTGATGCGCCAGCCCTGGCCGTTGGTCTTGTTCACCTCGCGTCCGCTCTCCAGCAGGTCGGGCAATCGCTGCCTCAGCTTGGACATGACGTCAGCGACGAGGGCAGCGAGGCCGGGCTTGAAGGTGGGGTTAGGCCAGCAGTTGCGGTAGATCGAGCGCCAGTCGCTCCAGTCTGGCGACCGGCAGATGAGGTAGTCCAGCACGTGGGCCTGGATGGTCGAGAGGCGCACCGCCTTTCCCCGCCACATCACCTCGTGGCCCACCTGTCTGAGCTGCGCGAGGGTCTGGAGGCAGGGGCGCGCGAGCGCGTACTTGTTGCCGTGCCCGGGCAGGCGCTTCTTGACGACGACCTCTCTCCAAAGAGCTGACTTCATACTACATTCTCCTGTTGGCGTAGCCAACACAAGGCCGAGCTGGTAATCCAGCATCATTCGTGACTCTTAGCCTAGACTTTCAGCCCGGCCCCGCGCTATCTCTTTCCCATGACCTGGTGGGCAATGTGGTGCGAGCCGCGCCGTGAGTTCCTGGCCCGTGACGAGCTGGAGCGGCTCGGGGCGGCCGTCTTTCTCCCACACGAGCGCGTGAAGCGCCGGCAGCGGTTCCGCCGCCACCAGTTCCGCCTCGTCGACCGTGACGAGCCGATCTTCCCGCGCTACCTGTTCGCAGACGCCCCCAACCCCACGCCGTTACTCTGTGCACGGGGCATCGTGGACGTGCTGCGCAGCGGGGTAGACCGTGTACCCCTCGCCGTGCCTGACCCCGTCATAGACGCCCTGCGCGCGGTCGCGGGTGAGGATGGGCGCATACGGTCGTGGGACTCCACCAAGCTGTCTACCACCCTGCGCCTCAGGGTCGGCGACGCGGTCAAGCTCTCGGGGTCGGCGGGCCCCTTTGCCGGGCTGACGGCGCAGATCAGCTCGGTCGCCGATCTGGACCGCAGTGGCCAAGTGAAGGTTTGGCTTGAAATGCTGGGGGGCAAGGTGGACGTGTCCCTTGACTTCAAGCTGCTCGGCAAGGTAGTTGGCAAGACTTCATCTCCGGAGCAGGCAGACCGCGCTGCTCCCGTCCTAGCCCGCCATACGGTCTAAGACAGGCCCCAGGCGACCAGCTAGGCGGTGACCTGAGGGGGTCGCCCGAGCACATCACGGCCCCGGGCCGAATGTGGTGTGCGAAGCACCCGCGAACCCAAGGAGCCGAGGCCCTTGGCCACACGCCACAACACCCGCAAGCAGGACCCGGTGCCCGCCAAGCGTGACCTCACGCCCCAGCAGCACCGCTTCGTGCGCGAGTACTTCGAGGACCTCAACCCCACCCAGGCGGCCCTGCGGTGCGGCGCCAAGCCGAGCATGGCCCAGGTGACGGCGGCGGGCTTCTTGGAGAACCCGCTGGTCCAGGAAGCCATCGCGGCCCACCGCAAGCTGGTGGCCGACTACCTGGCCATGAGCCAGGCCGAGATTCTGAGCATCCTCGCCGACGTCGCCCGGGCCAAGATCACCGACGTGATCGAGTGGGGCATGCAGGAGGTCGCCATCCCGTACGACGCGGATGGGAAGAAGCTGCCCTTTGACCAGCTCTCGGAGGCCGCGATGGTGCGGTACGTCGAGATGCCTTGGGCCAAGCCGAAGTCTAGCGCCGAGATACCGGCCGCGACCGCCGCTGCCGTGGCCTCGGTCAAGATCACCAAGGATGGCCAGGTCGAGGTGCGCATGCACCCGAAGCTGGAGGCCCTGGAGAAGCTGATGCGGCACCTGGGCCTGTTCGAGAAGGACGTCCAGCGCCACGAGGTCTCGGGCCCCGACGGCGCGCCCATCCAGGTCAACCACGGTGTGGCGATCTTCGCGCTGCCTGACAACGGGCGCAACGACTCGGAAGTCATCAACGGCCTGCCCCAGCTGACGGGCGAGGTGGTGACGCCAGAGGCCATCGCGGCCGGGGCCTAGCTTGGGCAGGGCACGGGCCGGCGGCCTCGACGTACTCGACGCTCAGCCGCCTGGCACCCTCGGCCCGCAGCCGGGGCCGCAGACGGCCTTTCTGAGCACCCCGGCCGACATCGCCATCTATGGCGGGGCGGCCGGCGGCGGCAAGACCTGGGCCCTCCTCATGGAGCCACTGCGCCACACCCACCGGCGCGACTTCGGCGCGGTCTTCTTCCGGCGCACCTCGGTCCAGATTAGGAACGAGGGTGCGCTGTGGGACGAGAGCCTCAAGCTGTACACCCAGCTGCCGAACCCGCCGAAGCCGCGCGAGTACGACCTGTGGTGGCGGTGGCCGAGCGGGGCGAGCGTCACGTTCGCCCACCTGGAGCACGACAAGAATGTGCTCGACTACCAGGGCTCGCAGATACCGCTGATCTGCTTCGACGAGCTGACCCACTTCTCGGCCTACCAGTTCTGGTACATGGTGAGCCGCAACCGCTCTACGTGCGGGGTCGAGCCCTACATCAGGGCGACGTGCAACCCCGACTGCGACAGCTGGGTCGCCAAGCTCATTGAGTGGTGGATTGACCAGAACACGGGGCTCGCCATACCAGAGCGGGCCGGCGCGGTGCGGTGGTTCGTTCGTGTTGGCGACGACCTGGTCTGGGCAGACGACCCCCTCGACCTCGTCAACTACGTCGACCCGGTTGAGAACAGGCCGATCCCGCCCAAGAGCCTGACCTTCATACCGTCGCTGCTCAGCGACAACAAGGCGCTGCTGCGGGCCGACCCGCGCTACATGGCCAACCTGCTTGCCCTGCCCCTCGTCGAGCGCGAGCGGCTGCTGAGGGGCAACTGGAAGATCAGGTGGAGCGGCCAGAAGTTCTTTGACCTGCAGAACATGCTGGTCAACGGGGCGCCAATCGAGGTGCCCAAGGTCTGCGACGCGGTCTTCGCGGTCATGGACACGGCGGCCAAGACGGGCAAGAACCACGACGGCGTGGCCACCACGTACTTCGCGGTCACCAAGTTCGGCGGCTGCGGCTACCCGCTGGCGGTCATCGACTACGACTACCGGCAGCTGGAGGGGGCCTCGCTGGAGGCTTGGCTGCCTAGCGTGCAGACGGTCGGCGAGCAGATGGCCCGCGACCTCGGCGCGCGCCAGGGCTACCTGGGGGTGTGGATCGAGGACGCCTCGTCGGGCATCATACTGCTCCAGCAGCAGAAGAACATCAAGGGCTCCAAGGCCCACGCCATCAACTCCAAGCTGACCTCGCTCGGCAAGGACGGCCGGGCGCTGAGCGTGTCGGGCTACGTGAGCACCGGCAAGGTCAAGCTGACGCGCCGGGCCTACGACCGGGTGGTGGTGTTCAAGGGCGAGGCCAAGAACCACCTGATCTCCCAGGTCGAGAACTACTCCATCGCCGACCCCGAGGAGGCCAAGCGGGCTGACGATGTGTTCGACACATTCTGCTACGGTGTGGCACTCGCCCTGGGCAACAAGGGGGGCTTCTAGATGAGCGACCCCGACCGCGCCGAGCGCCGCCGCCGAGACGTGATCATCATGGGGTGGGCGATCTTCTATCTGGCGCTCATCGGGGCTGTGCTCGCCTACCTGTTCGTTGACACCGCCCACGGGTTCGCCTCATGAGCCAGCTGATGCTCAGCTCGTCAGCCTCGGGGTCGGTGCTCGTCTCGCTGCTGAGCGCAGACGACATCGTGCCCGGGTCAGCCCCGAGCTACCAGCTGTGCAAGACCATCCAGGCCTACCACCCGCTCGGCAAGAAGCTGACTGACACGCCGATCACGCTGGCCCAGAGCCAGCGGCGCGTCGTCACCTGCCCGGTGGCCCTGGAGAAGGAGCTGATCACGGCCTTCGAGGCCGAGTGGCGCGCGGTCAAGGCCGACACTCACCTGTTCAACCTCGGGCGCCAGGCCCGCACGTACGGCATCTCGTCGATTGCGCTGGTCGGCAAGGACATCGACCCAGCCGACGAGGTCGAGTGGGACCGTCTGTGGGATCAGGCCATCGCGTTCAACGTGCTGGACCCGCTCAACACGGCCGGCTCGCTTGTGCTGAGCCAGGACCCCAACAAGCCTGAGTTTCAGAAGGTCCAGCACATCGCGGTCGGGGGCGTACCCTACGCCCGCAGCAGGACGGTGACGCTGCTCAACGAGGAGCCGCTCTACATCGAGTACACCACCTCGGCCTTCGGGTTCGTGGGCCGCTCGGTGTTTCAGCGTCCGCTGTACCCGCTCAAGAGCTTCCTCCAGACGCTGCTGACCGACGACCTGGTCACGCTGAAGTCCGGGGTGCTGATCGCCAAGATGGCCCAGCCCGGGTCCATCATCGACAACATCATGGCAGCGGTGGCCGGCCAGAAGCGGTCGATGATCAAGGAGGCGCAGATCGCCTCGGTGCTCTCGATCTCCACAGATGAGAACATCGAGACCCTCAACATGCAGAACCTCGACGGGGCGTACAAGCTCGCGAGGTCCAACATACTGGAGAACATCGCGGTGGCCTGCGACATGCCGGCCAAGCTGCTCAACTCAGAGACCTTCGCCGAGGGCTTCGGCGAGGGCACCGAGGACGCCAAGCACGTTGCCCAGTTCGTCAATACCATCCGGGTGTGGATGGACCCGGCGTACGAGTTCATGGACCGCATCGTCCAGCGCCGGGCGTGGAACCCCGAGTTCTACAAGACGCTGCAGAAGCGCTTCCCCGACCAGTTCAAGGGCGTCAAGTACGAGGCGGCCTTCAACGAGTGGCGCAACGCCTTCTCGGCCACCTGGCCGAACCTGCTGGAGGAACCGGACAGCGAGAAGGTCAAGGTTGACGACGTCCGCCTCAAGGCGATCATCGCCTTAGTCGAGGTGCTGGCGCCCACCCTCGACCCGGAGAACACCGGTGACCTGATTGCCTGGGCGCAGGACAACTTCAACGAGCTGGAGCTGCTGTTCCCGAGCCCGCTCAACCTGGACATCGACGCGCTCAAGGAGCACCTCGGTGACCAGGCAGACCAGGCCAAGGCGCTCGCCGAGGCTGGCGCGGCCGGCGGCGAGGAAGGCGGCCCCGGTTCCGGCGCCAAGCCACCGCCGGTACCCAAGCCCTTTGCTGCCGCAGACAGCGACCGTGCTGCGCATGAGGCCCGCGTCCAGCGGGCGCTCGGCGGGCTGACAGACTCGGTGAGCAAGCTCAAGGTGCTGAAGGGTGGCCGAGACGCCGCGCACGCTGAGATGGTCGGGCGGTGAGCAAGAACAAGCCGTGGGTGAGGGAAGAGCGCCCCGAGCCGATGAGCCACATCGCCGAGGGCCGCATCGCCTTCATGAAGTTCAACGACCTGAGCGCCATCTTCCACCAGCTGAGCGGGCAGGCCCGCTACGCCGAGGCCGACGACGCGAGGGAAGAGGCGCTCATGATGGTCGAGGCGAGCTTTGACGCGTTCGCCCGGGCGTACCGGCAGCTGAACGACAGGGGTGGGTAGGTGCCCGCCCCGCCACCCCCGGGCGCGAGCTACTTCGAGGTGGTCACGGCCGCCGTCGGCGACATGGTCGAGCACGGCTTCGACACCCCCGAGCGGCTGCTGTACTGGCAGCGTCGGCTGCGCGAGGCTGCCGAGGCGTCCACTGCCTCAGACGAGACCGTGCTGGGCTGGCTTCGCGCCGGGCTCGGGGCCGTCTACCGCCGCTACGTCGACCGGGGGGCGATCTCCCGGTTTCACTTTGGGCTCGACCGCTTCACGCTGGAGCGCATCAAGCCGCACCTTCGCAGTGAGCTGGACCGGCGCATACTGGCGGCGGCGGACCTCATCCGCCTCAACAAGGCCCAGAGGGTCGAGGAGACCCTGCGCCGCTTCTCGGGGTGGGGGACGAGCCTGCCGCGCGGCGGGGCCGAGGACACGACCAAGAAGCGCAAGCAGAAGGCGGAGATCACCAAGCCGCTGCGCCAGCTGCCGTACGAGCACCGCCGGGTGCTCATCGACCAGGGTCACAAGCTCGTCAGCAGCGTCAACGAGGTGGTGGCGACCGACGGCGGGGCCATCGCGGCCGAGTGGCACTCGAACTGGCGGGAGGTGGGGTATGACTACCGGCCTGACCACAAGCGGCGTGACGGGGTGGTCTACCTGGTGCGCGGCTCCTGGGCTGAGAAGCAGGGGTTCGTGGCCAAGGCGGGCCACCTTTACACAGACGAGGTCACCCGGCCAGCCGAGGAGCCCTTCTGCCGCTGCCGGTACCGGTACATCTACAACCTGAGGCACCTGCCGAAGGAGTGTCTTACAAAGAAAGGCGCAGCTGCGCTGGAGCGCGCCCAGGCTATGGTGGCGGCTGGTCAGTGAGGAGGGCCTGATGGTGGAGAACGGCCCGGTGGCCTACGACCCGGCCTCGCCCAGCAGCCGGGACAAGGTCTTTGACCGCCTGATTGACATGGTGAGCCGCGCCTATGGCGTGCCGCCCCGCATGCTGACTGCAGAGGAACTTGACCTCAGCGACGCCGATGTGAGGGCCTGGGGTCGCTATCAGCGCCGGCTCTGGGCTTCGGCTGCGCGCCGGGCCGTCGCGCGCATGCTGCTCACCGAGCTGCCGACCCTCAGCTGGCACAACCGGGCGCGGGTGCTGATCTGGACGGTTCGCATGCTGCCTGAGCTGGTGGTAGTCTGATGGACGCAGCCACCGAAGACCGCTTCGACCGCGTCATCGGCAAGCTCGACGGGCTGAGCGCCCGAGCGGATGCGATCACCCGGCGGCGGGCGCGGCGGGATGCCGACACGCGTCGCACCAAGGCCCAGCTGGAGGCCGGCGCGCGAGAGGGCCGCTGGGAGCTGTTCTCGGACCCGGTCGAGGGCCGCCACTGCCAGGTCCAGATGCCCAACGGCAAGCGGGTCCAGGTGTTCGTGGAGTATCAGAAGAGCCAGGTGACCGGGAGCGGGCGGCGCGACAAGACCACCGCCACCCCCTTCACCGTCCACGTCACCGGCATGGACAAGGGCGGCACCGAGCACACCATCAAGGTCGAGGTGCGGGCCTTCTCTGCCGAGGAGGCCAAGCGCGAGGCGGTCCACATCGCCGAGCGCCGGCTCGAGGTGGTGAAGCAAGGCAGCGTGCGGCTCGACGGCGAGAAGCCCTCCGACTACCTCGGCCCCAAGGAGCGCGAGGCTATCGAGCGGGTGCTGAACCGGCGGGGGAAGCGGGATGCGGTTGATCCGCAGGCCAAGGTTTGGCTGCAGAAGTCAAAGCAGGCCTACTCAAACATGGCTGACATAGCTCGCCGGCTGAGGGGCATCGACCTCAGCAGTGAGTATGCGAAGAACCTCCAGAGCCGATCCGTAAACTTCGGCATGGCAGAGGAGGGCTTTAAGATGGCCTCTGGGCTGGCGCGCGAGGGCAAGATGGAGGCGGCAAAGCAGGCCGCCGAGGCTGCCGAGCGCAATATGGCCAAAGCCTTGAAGTACTGAGGGGTCTGCTGATGCCCACCAAGAGCCCGGCCCAGCACCGCCTCATGGAGGCAGCCGCACACACCAAGGGTGGCTACGGCGGGGTGCCGCAGGCCGTGGGCAAGGAGTTTGTGGGAAAGGACGGGCAGATGGACGCTGACACCCCCAAGGGCCGCTTCGAGTACACGCCTGTCAAGGCTGGACACACTCCGGGCGTGACGGGTGGCAAGAAGCTCTCCGGTCGTGAGGTGAGCGCCATCAACCGACTGCTGGCCGGGAGGGCACCGATGCGCAAGGACGCGGACTTGGACATCAACAAGGACCCCTCCACCGTCGCGCTTGCCATCAGGGAGGCCGCCTCGCTCATGAAGCCCGAGTACCTCGCCGACGCCGCCGAGCGCCTCGACGCTGCGTGCGCCAAGCTGGACGGCCTCGCCCGCCGGTGTGACGCGGTGGCGACGCGGCGGGCCGAGCGCCGGGTGCGGGACTGTGCGGCGATGGACGCCGGCCTGGAGAACCTCGGCGACAAGCGCGCCGGGCCCATCGGGAAGGACGACTCCCACGGCCACCACCGTGAGGGCCGCGAGAACAAGCAGGAACGCCGCCGCGCCGAGGGAGCCGACGCCGGCTAGGCGCGTTCACACCACAACAGCCGGGGGCGGCTCACTGCAAGGAGGACCACCCCATGGTCACCATCCTGTTCGTCATTCTGGTCGTCGTCGGCTTCCTGTTCATGCTGCTCGACGCGGCCGGGGCCTGGCCCAAGGCCCGGCTCATCGCCTTTGGCCTGTGGTTCGCAGCCTCGATCATCTGGGCGATCACCCAGCTTGGCGGAGCCCACACAGGCACCTAGACTTCGCACCACCGGCTTGAGGGAGCCGCACACCACATGGCAATCAAGTACCGCATCACCGCACTGTCTGGCCTCGGCCCGGGCGCGAAGGAGGAGCAGCTCGGGTACTGCGCCGGGCCTGACACCCCGCCCCTGGGCCAGATGGTCGTCGTCGAGGGCAAGCCGTACATCGCGGCCGGTTCTCGGTGGGACGTGCCCTCGCTGGGCACCGACCCGACGGCCTCGACCCTGCCGATGATGACGCTTACGCTGGCGCTGGCAGACCTGAGCGAGGTCCAGCGCCAGCAGTTCGCCCACGCGCTCAAGGCACCGCTTGCCGACCCCGCCGCCCAGCCCAACGGCCGTGCGGCAGGCACCATCAGGGGCTCCGGCGGCCCCGGCCGCTAGGAGTACCACATGCTTAAGGGCGCCGGCATCCTTCTGACCACGCCGGCCGGCCGCGCGCTGTTCCTGCGCCGTGGCCCGGGGTCTGACCATCCCGGCCAGTGGGCGTTCCCCGGCGGCCAGCTGGAGGAAGGCGAGGGCCCGGCCGAGGCCGCCGTGCGCGAGACCGCAGAGGAGTGCGGCCTCAAGGTGCCGGTCGACCAGCTGGCTGACTGGGTGCGAACCATCGCGCCGCGAGAGACACCGGCCGAGGTCGAGGCCAACACCGCCGACCCGGCCGGCACACAAGACCCCGTAGCTGCAGCGGCGGCGCAAGCCGTCGAGGCGGGGGCCGCCGTGGGGCCGCCTCTGGGCCCTCGACCAGCTTCGGACCCCACGGCAGCTCCGCCGCCCCCGTCTGACGACGTTGACTACACGACCTTCCGTGCCCAGGTGGAGCGCGAGTTCCTGCCGGTGCTCTCAGACGAGCACACGGCGTGGTGCTGGGCCGACGTGAGCGCGCCGCCCGAGCCGCTTCACCCCGGGGCGCGGGTGGCCCTCGACCGGGGAGGAATGGACGAGCTGGGCGTGGCCCGCGCCATCATGGCCGGGCGGCTCACGAGCCCCCAGCGCTATGAGAACTGCTGGCTCTTCGCCATGCGGGTCACCGGCACCGGGCTGAGCTACCGCACGGCGGTCACCGAGTACGTGTGGCGAGACCCGGCGCTCTACATGAACGCCGAGTTCTGCGCGCGCTGTGCCGGCCTGCCGGTGATCATGGCACACCCGAAGGACAAGGCGACGCTCGACACCAAGGAGTTCCTCGACCGCATCATCGGGGCGCTGATGTTTGCCTACCTGCGCTTCGGCGCGCGGCCGCAGGACGGCGAGGTCTGGGCCATCGCCCGGGTCTACGACGAGTCGGCAGCCCGCGCCATCGTGGAGCAGGGCCTCAGCACCAGCCCGGCGGTCGTCTTCCGCGAGCCCGGGGTCAACTCTCGCCTCCAGATGGAGGACGGCACGCCGTTCCTGCTGGAGGGCCACCCCTCGCTGCTGGACCACCTGGCGGTGGTGCCCGCTGGGGTCTGGGACAAGCAGGGCGTGAGCGAGGGCATCTCGATTGCGGACGCCGCCGAGCGCGAGCTTGTGCGGGCCGACGCCGAGCCGGCCCCGCGCCGCGACTACAGCTCAACACTTCGGCTGCTGACGGCCAAGGCAGCCCTCATTGATGCTCAGCTGGGGTCCATGGCCGCCCGGCGACGCAGACAGAACAGCAGGAGATCATGATGACCCAGCGCCTCGCGCCTGAGTTCCGCCACGACGCCGAAGAAGGCGAAGAAGACAAGAAGGATGCCGACGGCGGCACCATGCTGGACAAGTTCCTGTCCAAGCTGGACGCGCGGCTCGACGACTTCGGCTCGCGCCTCGACGCCCTGGAGGAGCGCGAGGACGGTGAGCACGAGCCGGAGGGCGAGGCCAAGGAAGACAAGAAGGACGGCGAGGACGAGCCGGACGAGAAGAAGGCCGACGGCGAGGAAGAGCCGGAGGCCAAGGAAGACGGCAAGAAGGACGCCAAGAAGGACGAGGGCGAAGACCGGGGCGAAGACGAGCCCAAGGAGGTCGTGGCCGACAAGAAGAAGGACGGCGCCATGAAGGACGGCGAGATGCCCAAGGAGATGGCCGACGCCTTCTCTGCGGTGCTCGGCAAGCTCGACAAGCTCGGCCGCCGCATCTCCGACGTCGAGCGTCTGGTGCCCAAGAACATCTCGGACGGCGACCACAACGACATGCTGGAGTACCAGGGCCGGGCCGACGCCGCCTTCGCCGCCTTTGGCGACCACGCGCCGCGTCCGCTTCTGGGCGAGGACCTGCCGGCCTACCGCCGCCGCATCGTCGGCAAGCTCAAGGTTCACTCCCCGGCGTGGGAGAAGGCCAACCTCCACGCCGTCTCTGACGGCGTCGCCTTCGACAACATCGAGCGCGAGGTCTTCGCCGACGCCGCCAAGGTGGCCAAGGCCCCCATCTCGGTGCCCGAGGGCGTGCTGAGGTGCGACGAGCACCGCACCCCCGGCGGCCACACGGTGCGCACCTACTACGGGCGCACCCGCTCCTGGATGGACGACTTCGCGGACGGGGCGCGCCAGTCGGTCGTCTCGGTCGCCGACCGCGCCTAAGCCCGGGCGCGGCCGGGGGGCCGCCCCGCCCAACCACAACCCACTCTCAGCAGAGGCAGCTCTCCCATGACCGCCAACGTCCCGTTCCCCCTGTCCACCGGTGTGGGCCAGGGCCTCTTCGCCGACGCCAGCGCCGCAGGCCTGGTCCAAGGCACGGCCTACCCCGACCCGTCGAGCCGGTTCCGGCTGAGGGGCGGCTACCTCGCCAACAGCGAGACGATTCCCATGTGGGGTGGGTGCGGGGTCTACGCCTCGGTGCCGGGCGGCTCCGGCGGCCCGTTCGTGGGCATGGGGCCGATCATCGGCCGCGCCACCAGCTACACCGGCGGCTCCTACCCGCTGGCCGGGTTCTCGGTCTCTGACCAGAACTACTCGGCCATCATTCAGCCGGACAGCAACGTGCCGATGTCGGGCTCCGGCATGCAGGTCAACTACTACCCGTTCGGGTCGTTCGCCCGCATCGCGGTGGCCTGTGACCCGGCGCTCGTCGACCTGCGGGGCGGCCCGCTCGCGGCGGCAGTGGCCTGGGACTATGTCAACCAGCTGTTGATCCCGGCGACCGGCGCCATCACCGTCTCGTCCGGCACCTACAACTCCACCACCGGCGAGGTCACCCTCACGCTGGCCAGCGCGGCGAACCTCTCGCCGGGCGACAGCGTCACGGTCTCGTCTGCCACCGGCACCGGCTCGTTCGCCGACATCAACGGCACGTTCACCACCGGCCCCGGCACCACCGGGTCGACCGTGACGTACACCATCGCGACCGGCCTGACGCTGACCATCACCGGCGGCTCGCTGACCACCGGGGTGGCCATCAACGTCCAGGTGCTCGACGTCCAGCCGACCGGGTGCCTCACCGTCGAGTACGACTCTGAGACCAACACCGCGAACTACAACTTCAACGGCTCCTGCGCGGTCATCCAAATCTAGAGCCGCCTCACCTCCGCCGGGGTCGCGAGGCCCTAGTCCCCACCCCTCCATCAGAGGAAGACATCAATGGCCCTGCAGGCCCCCGCATACATCACGGTGGACCCGAGCTTCTCCGAGCCCGAGATTCTGCTGCAGTACTCCCAGCCCTCGGGCTTCATCGAGCTCCTCTCTGAGGGGGAGATCAGGGCCCGCCTCGGCGAGGACGACCTGGCCGTGTACATGCGCCAGCTCAACCTCCGCACGAAGATCGCGGTCGGCCAGTCGAGCTACAATGAGCTGCCGGGCGTGGACCTGGTCGCCTCGTACTTCTCGACCGCGACCTACCTGACCCGCGTGCGGTCAAACTGGGACCACCACGACGTCTCGGCCGGCGGCCGTTGGAACATCGCGGTGCCCGACGGCTACCAGCTGGGCTCCCGCCAGGCCCACTACCAGCTTGCCCGCGATGCGTGCATCCACGGCATGAACCCGCAGAACGGCGAGGGTATCATCAACGCCAACGGCGCGCTCGCCGTCACGCTGCCGCCCGACCAGTGGGGCCACACAACGGCCCAGAGCTACGACAACGGCGAGTTCGCCTTCTTCCTCATGCAGGAGGTCGCGGGCATCAAGACCCGGACCCTCCAGCTGGGCATCGGCAAGGAATTCACCCTCATCGGCCCGCAGCGGGTGCTCGGGCTGTTCGAGTACAACGTGGTCCAGCTGACCCAGTACCAGCGCCAGGGCGCGGGCACTGACTCGACCGCCGGTGTCTTCAAGGAGGTGCTGCTCAAGAACGGCGACAAGCTGACCTGGACCTACGATGACACCCTCATCGGGGCCGGGGCTGGCGGCACCGACGCCTTGATCCTGACCATGCCGGAGCTCACCAAGCCGGCGGCCCGCAAGCCCAGCACCAACGAGTTTGCCAAGTTGCTGAGCGGCAACAAGACGTGCAACGCACAGTACTCGGACATGGCCGCGCCGCGCGAGATCATCTCGCCCCTGGCCGGCGGGGCGACCGACTACCTCACCGAGTGGCGCATCTCCTCGGGGTGGCCGGTGCGACCCCAGGCGACCACCATCATCTCCGTTCCGTACAGCTAGGCGGGCGCGGCTCGCCGCCGCGCCCGACCCCCACCCACCGTCCAGCTTGAGGGAGCCCCGGACATGACCAAGATTTTCCTCGCCAACCCGACCCGGCAGCACCAGCGGTTCTACTACCGCCTGGACTTCGCCGCCGACGGCATGCCGCTCAACCCGCGCCTCCAGGGGAACAAGCACACCCCCCTGCGCCCGGGCGAGCAGCAGCCCATCCACGGCGACCTCGCCCCGCCCCAGGTCTCGGAGATCATCGAGCAGCTCAAGACCTACGGGGCCAAGACGCCCGAGGAGGCCAAGCGGAGCCGCGCGGTGGTGACGCTGATCTACCAGGAGGGCCGCCAGATGACGGCCAACCAGATCAACGACATCTTCCGCATGAACAAGGGCCTCAAGGCCCACGAGGGCCAGGTGCGCCGCCGCAACGCGGCCATCGTCTCGTCTGACGCCATCGTGCACCAGGTCGAGGAGATGAACGCCGCGATGAACACCGACATCGCGGTGCCCGACAAGGTCGACGTCGAGTTTGAGCAGGTCGAGGGCCCGAGCGACAACGACGACGGCCCCCGCCTGGAGGAGGGCATCCGCGTTCGCCGTGAGGCTCCGCCGAAGGGCGGCCCCAAGCGGGGCGGCAAGGCCCCGGCGAGGCGCGCGGCGTAGCACGAAGCCCAGGAGGGCCGGCGCATGGGCTCCTGCCCTCCGCAGATGGTGTTCACGCCGTGCCCCACGCTGGCCGGCTACAGCACCTTCCTGTACGACACCATCGGCATCCCGCCGGTCTCGCTGCCGGCGACGTCGGAGTGGATCGGCTGGACCTACAACTGGGCCCTTGGCCAGGTCAACGCCCAGCTCCAGCAGGTGCCTGGGCCGGTGTACATGCTGTGCGTGTACAACCTCGCGGCGGCCCGGCTGTTCCAGTGGTGTCCGGACGTGCCCAACGCCCTGCCGTACAAGAACCCGCCCAACTGCGAAGATTCCCTGCCGTACTTCGCCTACTGGCGGGCGCTGTGGAACCTCAACGGGTTCGTCGCCGGGGTCATCAACTCGACTGGCGACGATGGCACCTCGCAGAGCATGACGGTGTCGAAGGCGTTTGAGAACCTGACCATCGACGACCTCCAGCTGCTGCAGACGCCTTACGGGCGCTTCTACCTGGGCGAGGCGCAGAAGGTCGGCACGCTGTGGGGGCTGACGCCGTAGCCCCCTCCACCAGGGGGGTAGACGATGCCGCAGGGGCCAATACCAGTCTGGCCATCGAATACGACGGCCTCATCGACCAAGAACACGAATGTCACGGTCGCTCAGGACACAGTAGCCCAGCGCGCCCTGCCAGCGAACCCGGCCAGGGTGGGTTGGACAGCCTTCGTGGTCAGCGGCTCGGGGTCGGACTGGTTCTGGTACGACAGCACGGTCAACAATTCCGGTATGCCCGGCATTCCCATCACTGAGATGGGCTTTTCGTACGGGCAGTTCACTGGTGGGGCCGCGCCTGTCTGGCAGGGCGAGATTTGGCTGTCGGGAACGGCTGGAGACGTCGTGACCATGGTCGAGCTGCTGGCACCGTGAGGCTCACAGAGCTGGAGCCTAGGTGGCTGGTCAAGGATGGCCGCCGCGTCGGCTTCATCTTTCGTTGCCCGACGCGGCGTCAGTGCTGGCAGTCTTGCTTTCTCGCTTCTCCGCCGCACCGTGAGCAGTGGGCGCTGTTTGCCGAGGCGCTGAAGGGCGACGATGAGGACCGTGAGTTCGGTCGTCACGACGTGCAAGGCTCCAGAGAGGGCACGCACTGGTCCATAGAAGGTGAGTTCGAGAACCTGACGGTTAGGCCGTCCATCGACGGCAGCCCGGGCGGCAACTGGCACGGCTTCATCACCAACGGCGAGATCGTAGGAGGTGGCGTGTGACCCTCACCCTCCACCTGGGCGTTCTCGACGTCCCCTACGGCCCAGACGCCCCCACGGTGCGCTCGGTCGCCAAGGCGCGGCCGGCCCAGCATCCGAAGAAGGCGCGGGCCACCAAGAAGGGCGGCGGCTCCAAGACGCCGAACGAGACCACGGGTGACGTCGCGACCCTGCTGGAGGACAAGTACCACCTCATGGAGGTCTGGTACGAGAACAACGAGCTTGCCGTGGCCGACGCCTTCGCTGACGCGATGGCAGGTGAGCTAGAAGACATGATGACGGGGGCACCCCCGAAGCCCGACCTGCTCGCCCCCGCGATGGGCTTCATCGAAGAGGGCTTCAAGGCGGCCATCTCTGAGGAGGCCTTCGCAGGCTACGGGGTGCCGGGAGTGCCTACCAAGGCTGCCCGGCAGGGCACCACGCCGAGGAAGAAGTCTGGGAAGGGCGCGCGCCGCGCCTCCTTCCGCTATTCGGGTCTGTACCAGGCCTCGATGAAGGCCTGGGTCACAGGGAACTAGGGAGCGGCGATGAGCGGCAAGTCCACATACCTCGCCAACGCCTTCCTGAACGCCCTGTTCAACGGCACCGGCGGCATCACGGGGCTGTTCCTGCCTGACACCTCGGGCGCGGAGTTCGCCGACCTCTACATCTCGCTGCACACGACCGACCCCGGGCCGGGTGGCAACCAGGCGACCGCTGAGCTGAGCTACACGCCGTACGCCCGGGTCGCCGTCGCCCGCCTGACGGGCGGCTTCACGGTCTCGTCAGCCGGCATCCTGTACCCCACATCCAACATCTCCTTCCCCACCGTGACCTCGGGCGCGGCGGCAACGGCTGCCTTCATGGGCATCGGCACGCTGTCGACCGGGGGCGGGGTGCTGCTGTACTCCGGGCCCATCTCGCCGCTGATCACCATCGGTGTGGGCCTCACCCCCATCCTCACGACGTCGACAAGCATCGGCGAGAACTAGGCCCCCGGCGTGAGCGACGTCTACGCCGCAGGCACCATCCAGGGCGCGGCGGCGGTCTCTGGCTCGCTCACCTGGGCCCAGACCGCCCCGTACGGTTCCTCTCCAGGTGAGAGCGGCCCCGACACCAACCCTCTGGCCTCAGCGCTGCGCGCCGGGCTCGGGGTCATCTCCCAACAGCAGCAGGTCACCTTCAGGCGCTACGTGCGCGTGGTGCTGCCGCTCGACGGGTTCGTGTTCTGGGTTCGTGCCGACCTGCTGGGCCCGAGCGCCCAGTTCGGCACCTCGCCGTTCAACACGGCCCCCTTCAACGCGCCGCCCGAGGTCGTCACCCCAGCGTGCGAGCTGACTGTGCTGGCGTCGCTGCACGTCACCACGACGAACAACCAGGATGAGGCCGAGAGCTTCTCTGTCAACCGCATCCACTTGACCTCCACCCAGGAGGTCCAGGAGCTCAACCAGATCGCCCCGACCGAGATGTGGGTGGCCTGCCTGGGCGACTACCGGTACGCGTTCACGGTCTCGCACCAGTACTACAAGCAGGCCGGCCTCCACCACTACGAGGGCGACGCCCTGTACCCGGTGATGGAGCCGCAGCTGGTCGACGACCTCACGGGGTTCGACGGCCGCTCGCTCGTGGTCTCTAACTCGCTGCCGATCTGGCTTGGCCTCACTACGTACTTCCCGCTGTACCCCTCGTTCGCGGTGCCTGACAACATCAGGCCGCCCTACGGGGTCATCCACATCAGCCCAGACGCCACCCGGGCGCTCCAGCCCGTGCCGTACTACGACGCCACCGGCTCGCGCTACCAGCTGATGGCTGACCGGGTGCGGGTCACGCTGTACGGGGTGCGCGCCAACGCGGCGTACGACTGGGTGGACGCGGTCATCGGGCATTCCTGGCGGTACTCGGACATCGGGCTGATGAGCGGCCCGGTGATACGAGACGACAAGCGAACCCAGGCCGAGGTCTCGGTGCTGGCCCAGAAGAAGACGGTCGACTTTGAGGTGAGCTACCAGCAGAGCCGGGTGAGGGACGTCGCCCGCCAGCTGATCCTGACATGCATCCCGACCTTCGAGGTCGTCATCTAGAGGAGTGCGCCCACATGGGCCAGCAGAACCCCATCGCTACCCAAAACCTCCCGGCCCCCTACGTGGTCTGCCCGGCGTCTGAGACGACGCCCCTGGGCAGCGCGGGGGTCGCGGGCAACCTGCTCATCGGCCTGCTCGTCGTGCCGCTGACCACCTCGCCCGGCGAGGTCCAGATTTCCGACGGGGGCACCAACGAGGAGGTCTTCGCCGGGGGCGCAAGCTCGGTCGCCTCCCTGGTGCCGTTCTTCATCCCGTGGAACGCGCCCTCGGTCAACGGCGGCTACTCCGTCGTCACCGGGGCGAACGTGAAGGTCTACGCCTTCGGCAACTTCTCTTTCTAGGCCGGCCATGCAGCCCGCTCACCTGACGCAGGTGGCCGCCGTGGGGCCGGCCGCCGCTGCGGCCTTGACCATCAGCGGCACGCCGGTGACCTCGGCGACGCAGGGGACCGCGTACACCGGGTTCTCGGTCACAGCCGCCAACGGCCACTCGCCGTACACCTACTCGGTGACGGCCGGGGCCCTGCCGGCGGGCATCACGCTCAATGGCACCACCGGGGCCGTCGCCGGCACCCCCACGGTCAACGGCAGCTTCCCGGGCATCGTTATCACGGCCCAGGACGCGACGGGCGACACGGCCTCGCTGGCGCCGTTCACCCTCGCGGTCGCCGCGTAGGAGCCTGCTCATGACCGCCGTGGGGCCGCTCGCCCAGATCGCGAACCTGCAGGCCCGGCGACGGGCCTTCGGCCGCGTCTCGGTGCCGGAGGAGGTGCCGGAGGAGGCCCCGCAGCCGGTCCCTGTGCCCGAGCGGCCAACCGAGGTCGCCGAGGCACCTACTCCGCCAGCGGAGAAGCCGGAGGAGGCCGAAGCCCCTGCGGAGGCCGAAGCCGCCCCCGAGCCCCAGACCATCACCGACGAACAGCCGCACCCGACCGGAGACGCCTAGATGACCGACCCCACGGCAATCGTCCTAGTCAACACCCAGGTCCAGCTCGCGCCGCTGCCCTCGACGCTGCAGCGCACGGGGGCCCTCATCTCGCAGGGTGGCACCACCAACGAGGTCGGTTCGCTCACGCCCCTGACGGGCCCGCAGAACCTCGCCACCATGCTGGCGCCGACCCTGGCGATCACCTCGATCACCTGGGCCTCCTCGGTCGCGACGGTCACCACTGTCAACCCGCACGGGTGGACGAACGGCGACGTCATCCCGGTGCTGATCGCGGGGGCGGTGCCCGCCGGCTACAACGGCAAGTTCCAGGCCACTGTCACCGGGGCCTCGACCTTCACCTACCCGCTGGCGTCCAACCCGGGCACCGAGACGACCCCCGGCACCGCCACGCTGTGGTCGGCCATCGAGCTGCAGCAGATGAACAACACCGTCTGGGCGCAGACGAGCTTCTACCAGCAGATTTACGTGCTGGAGCTGGGCGAACAGGACGTGGCCCTCGGGCCCCCGGAGCTCCAGGCCTGGATCACCGCCAACCCCAAGGTCGTGTACGACTGGCTGGTCCCTCGCGACTGGGACGCCCTGTCGGCGTTCACCGAGATTCTGGCCGACTACGACAACCCGGACATGCTGACGTACTTCTACGTCACCACGACCGTTGGCACCTACTCTGGGTACGCGGCGCACAAGTGCGTGTACGCCCTCGCCGAGGCCCCGGGCGTCGCCCCGGGCAACGCCTCGACCGAGTTCACGTGCGCCGCGCCGTTCGCCTGGGCCCTCGGCCAGAACCCCTCCAGCACCAACAAGGTGCCCCCGGCCCAGTACGCCTTCGTCTACGGCGTCACGCCGTGGCCTATACCCGGCAACCTCACCACCCTCTCGACCCTGCGGACCAACAACGTCAACTGGATCTGGACCGGGTACGAGGGCGGCATCTCCAACACCTGTGTCTTCATCGGCAAGATGTCCGACGGGAACATGTGGAACTTCTGGTACGCCGCCGACTGGGCCCAGATCAACATCAACCTGAACCTGTCCAACCTGGTCATCAACGGGTCGAACTCAAACATCAACCCGCTGTACTACAACCAGGACGGCATCAACCGCCTCCAGGCCAAGGCCGTCCAGACGATGAAGTCGGCGGTGAGCTACGGGCTGGGCAACGGCCAGGTCATCGCGACCTCGCTGCCCATCGCCCAGTTCGTCGCCAACTACAACGCGGGCCTGTACGCCGGGCAGATCGTCATCAACGCCGAGCCGTTCAACGCCTACACGGCCGAGAACCCCAACGACTACGGCCAGGGCCTGTACTCGGGCATCAGCTGCATCTTCATCCCGCAGCTCGGCTTCATCCAGATTCTCTTCGACCTGACCGTCACCGACCTGGTGGCAGGCTAGGCCCCGGTCAGAACCCCTAGCCCAGGAGCCGCGCCGCGATGGCCTCGAACCCGCTGATCCCCCAAGGCACACTCAACAAGCTTCTCGTCAACGTCTCGGTCGTCGACAACCCTGACCTGAATGTGTCGTCGAGCTTCCTGGCGCCCGAGGGCGTGATGCTGACGCTGGAGGGCGAGGCGAGCGCCTACCTGCCGACGCTGACGGGGGCGGTGCCGTCGCCGAACCCGTATCAGATCGCCACGCTTGCCATCCACCTAAACCGGGCGCAGGGGCTTGCCTGGAGCTGGAAGGGCCAGATGGAGCAGAGCGCCCTCATCGGCGACGTCACGCTGACGACCGACTCACCGGTGGGGGACACCTACTACCTGTCGAACTGCACCATCAAGAGCGGCCCGAGCGAGCTGGCCATGAGCGGCGGCTCGGTCGACTTCACCGTGGTGCTGCAAGGCACCTACTACATCAACAGCCAGCTGTGGGAGCAGGCCGCCGCGTCGGCGATCTAGCCTGAGCCCGCGCCTTGAGGGAGGCGCTACATGACGACCGTGGACCGCGAGCTTAACCTCGTCATACCCATCGACCGGGGCGAGGCTAAGCTGTACTGCTACTCGACGCCGATCAGGCGCGAGACCTTTGAGTTCTACTACCTGGTCATCTCGAAGGCCTTCTCCAAGCTGTACGCCGAGCGGCTCCACGTCTTCGCGGGCCCCAAGGTGATGCCCATGGTGCTGAAGGACGTCGCCACCTCGACGGCGCGCGACGGCGACCGCAACTGGTGGGAGGGCCCCGACGGGGTCGAGCTGGGGCTGGTGGGCGAGTTCCGCCGCCGCACCACCGTGCTGGCACCCAAGGTCGACGGCACCTGGGACCAGCAGCCGCTGGAAGCCGCCAAGAACCAGGGGCTCATCAGCGCTGACGAGGCGGCGGAGGTGGAGGCCGCCGTGGCTTTTTTTATGGTCAACTCAGCCATGCACAAGCGGTCGGTCCTGATGCCGATACTGACGAGCGCGGCTGGGATGTGGGGCTGGGAAGTTACCTCGTCGCCCTTTTCGGCGTGGAGGGATGGCTTGCCGACCTTGACGCCGGCCGCCGCTACCTCGCGGAGGGCAACACCCTCTACCATACCTACCTAGACTGGGCCTCGGGCCCCGGGTTCGGCGCGGTCGCGCGCCGGCTGGAGTTCGACAAGGTCTTTGTGGACGCCGGCACCTGGCGCCAGCGCTACTCGATGGGGCTCTTCCGGGCCATGACAACCAAGGCGACGAGGTGACATGGTAGCCAAGAGCATCATTGAGGTCGACGTCAGGGACGACGCATTCAAGCGCTTCCAGGCCGACTTCGAGAAGTACAAGGCCGACGTCAAGGAGCTGCCGGGCGAGTGGGGCTACGTCACCGAGGCGGTCGACGAGATGCTCAAGCCGCTCCAGGATGCCATGGGCGCTATGGAGGACGCGGCTGACGCCGCCGAGCGCGTCACCGACGAGAGCGCCAAGCAGGTCAAGCTGTGGAAGAACCTGGGGCAGGGCGTGCGAGACGCCTCCAAGGCCACGCACAAGATGTGGACCGACATGGCCGGCATGGCCAAGCAGGCGGCCTCGATCACCTCTGAGTTCCTGAAGTGGACTTCCATCGGAGGCGGCCTCGCCGGGCTGCTGGGCCTCGGTGGCCTGTTCGGCCTGGAGCACATGATTGGAGGGGTCGCCGAGAGCCGGCGCTCGGCGCTCGGGCTCGGCATCTCGTCTGGCGAGCAGCAGAGCGCCAACATCAACCTTGGCCGGTTCGCCAACGTCAACTCGGCCCTGGAGAGCATCGCCAACGCCCGCCAGGACTTTGGCCAGATGTGGGCCTTCCAGGCTCTGGGCATCAAGGACTTTCAGCAGAAGAACCCGGCTGAGCTGTTCGCCGAGACGCTCTCCAAGGCCCAGGACCTGTACAAGCAGGGCCACCGCGCCGCCCAGGACCCCGTTGTCCAGGCGCTCGCGGTCATGGGCATCTCCATGGACGACCTGCGCCGCCTGGGCAACATGTCCAAGGAGGAGCTCAATGCCCAGCTCGGCCACTACCGGGCGGACACCAAGCTCGGGCTGACCGACAAGGAGAACCGGGCCTGGCAGGAGTTCGTCACCCAGCTGGAGCGCGCCGGGCTGACGCTGAAGAATGACTTCATCCGCTGGATCACCCCGCTTGCTGGCCCGCTGGGCAAGCTGAGCGAGGCCCTCACCTACTTCCTCGACAAGCTGTTCAAGGACAAGGTGCTGGGGAAGTGGATTGACGACCTCGCCCACGGCGTCCACTGGCTCGCCGACCAGCTGGAGAGCCCGGGGTTCCGCCAGGGCTTCCTGGACTTCAAGGATCACCTGCTGAAGTTCGTCGACGACTTCGCCTCCAAGGCCCCGGCCTTCATCGACAACGTCGTCAAGGTGGCCTCGGGGCTGGAGAAGCTGCTCCAGGTGCTGGGTCTGATACCCGGGCCGACCCCGACCATGGACGCCGGAGCCGCAGCGGCCATCACCGCCCCCGGCAAGATCGGCATCAAGGATGCGAAGATCGCCGCGTGGCTCTCGCAGAACCTCGGCATCACAAATCAGCAGGGGCTCGGCATCGCGGCCAACCTCGACCGCGAGAGCTCCCTCAATCCCTTCAACCATGTAGTAGACCAGCACGGCCGGCTCCACTTCGGGCTCGGCCAGTGGGACCAGACCAACCAGGTCTGGTCCAAGGAATACATGGATATGTTCCACCACACCATGACGAGCGTCAAGGACTACAAGCAGGCGATGCAGGAGCAGCTGCTCTTCCTCGCGCATGACTTCAAGGGCCGCGAGAGCCTGTTCTCCGACTTCCAGACCACCAAGACCCCCGGTGAGGCCGCCGACTTCTTCTCGCGGCGCTACGAGGTCGCGGCCGGCGGCGGCAAGGGCCTCGATGCGACGGCGGCCTACCGCAAGGGCTACGCCGACGCGCTCTGGGCCCAGAAGCAGGTCCAGGTCAACATCAACAACAACACCGGTGCCCAGGTCCAGGTGCCGGCTGGCACGCTGACCAACTAGGGAGGAGGCCGCCCCATGGCGATGGCTGACTTCCAGCTGACCTATGAGGTCTGCCCGATCATACTGACCGGGGGCGTCGCGGCCAACATGCCGGGCGGCATGATGCCGGTGCTGAACCTGCTCCAGCCCGGGGCCTTCGGCTCGGGCGGCGACTCTGAGGACAACGGCCCAGACGCCTACGTGGCAGCCTTCCGCCCGCTGCCGGGGTCCACGCTGTTCGACGCGGCGGTGGCGACCTACCCGCTGGCCAACCGGGTCGTCGCGGCCAACGCGATCATCATGGAGCCGCTGAAGGTCTCGCTCCACATGACGGCCCCGGCCCCGAGCATCAACGGGGCCTACGAGCTCAAGAGTTCCGTGTTCTCCCAGCTGCAGCAGACGCTGCAGCAGCACGTAGCGGCCGGGGGCACCTTCACGGTGGCTACCCCGGCGTACACCTACACCGACTGCCTGCTCACGGCCCTGCGCGACGTCTCGGGCGGCGGGGGCGGCGAGCAGCTCCAGGTCCAGACCGAGTGGCAGTGGGACTTCATCCAGCCTCTCATCACCCAGGCGGCGGCCACTGCCGCGCAGAACAACCTGATGAGCAAGATCAGCTCTGGCACCCAGGTGGCTGGCGACCCGCCGACCTGGAGTGGCCTGGGCAACACCCCCGGGGTTCCGCCCTCGACCGTCGCCGGCTCCATAACTCCAGACGCCTCCAACGTGGGCGGCGTGCTCTCGGCCCTCGGCGGGGCCTCGCCGCTCGCCCCTGCGGTCTCGTCTGGCCTCACGGCCTTCGGCCTCTCCGGGGCGACGAGCGTGGCCTCTGAGCTGGGCCTGGGCGTTGGCTCATGACCACCACCTACACGGCCTTCACGCCGAGCCCCTACGCGCCCTTCTCGTTCAAGCCGACCCTCGACGGGCAGGTGTACCAGGCCACGGTGAGCTGGAGCCTGTTCGGCCGGCGCTGGTACCTCAGCGTCACGACGCTCAGCGGCCAGCTGATCTTCATGAAGGCGCTGACCGCCTCGCCACCTAACGTCGACATCAACCTGCTGTTTGGCTACTTTAAGACCAGCACGATGGTCTTCCGGGCGTCCACCCAGAACTTCGAGGTCACGTGAGGTACTACCGGCTGGAGGTGACGCCGGCCGCCGGGGGCTCGCCCACCGTCTACTCTTCGTACAACGACGACGGCACCTGGAACCCCCGGGCCCTCCAGCTGAGGGTCGACGCGAGCGTGTACCAGCAGGCGACGCCGATAGGCAACGCCTGGGTCCAGCTGTGGGGCATAGGGCTGCCGACGGTCGCCCAGCAGACGAACCTCCAGGGG